GCTCTGCGCACCCCCGGGCTGACCGACTGGCGGGTAAGTACCTTTTTGAAAGCGATGACCGTAATTCTTTCTCAGCCGCCCGCCACGCAACGCAAGGTAGATCGTAATAGGTAGTCATACCTTACACCACGATCGCCCCGTCTAGCCCCCATAGCGGCCGAAATAAGGGCATACAATAACCCCCCGTCACACCATATAACAGGGAATACCATAAAAGGGGAATAGATAGCCATATGCAGCCGCATAACAACGCACGCCGCGTATATCATGCAGCACCATAGCGGGCCGCCATACGGCATATCGCACACATAAGGCCGCATTGATGCACGTCGTGTATATCAGGAGAGAAGAAAGCAGGACGGGCCGCCATACGCACGCCGCGTATATCATGCAGACGGCGCACCATAGGCCCGCTACACGGCACCGCAACGCACGCCGCGTATATCAGAAAGGCAATAAAAAAGCCGCCCGGATAGGCGGCCTTTGATACATGGGGAATATGTCAAAACAGGTTAAAAGGGATCGTGCGGCGTTCCCCGAAAATCCGGGATTCAGATAAACGCTTTTAACAGCACGTTAAGCATCGCATTAGCGCGTACAGTGGCAACGGCAAGACGCGCGGCCCCGTCCATTTGTACAGCGTCACACGGAAAGCGCGCGCCCGGTCATCCCACGTTAGATCCGCATCGGCCCGGGTAAAAGTCACGCCATCCGCATGACGTTTAAAACCTTTTGCCCGTGCGATCCCGGCATACCGATCCGCCGCCATACGTGCAGCCGTTAAGCGTTGCGCCTTATCCATTGTGCGCCGCCTTGCGGTCATTGTACCGCGCTAAAAGATCAAGTGACGCCGTTTTACGCACATTGCACGCAAGCCCGGCGCGGGCGCTGTACGCCACGATCGCCGCCCTTGTCTCTAACTGGTCATCCGGCTGGCTTGCTAACACGTCCATAATCGGCGCGGTGTCATCGTCCAGCCATCGCAACGCATAGATCCCGTTATCACGTATCAGGCGACGCGCGGCGCGGTATTGGCCTTTATTCATGGTTGCCACCTTCTACCACTTCGCCCCGGTCACAACGCGCGGAATATAAGCCAATGCGGCCCGGATAAGCCGCCACGGCGGCGCGGCAATCGTCATAAGAGATCCCCGCGTCAATCACATAATCATGACAATCCGCCGCCATATTATCAGCGCCAACCGCGCCGCACATCGTCACAACGAAAAACCATAAGCCCGCCATAATCACCACCCCCGATCCAGTTTAATGACGTTAATCGCGGGCGCGCCTTCGCCGTGAATGATTGAGCGGTGAAACATTTTATCGCACACCGGACAAGCGCAAGTAGAATCCCATTGATCGCCCTTGTCACCGTTGGCGATAGCGTGCAACGCCGATCCGCAATGCGGGCAAGCGTGCGACGCCAGCGGCACGCCCGCCACCATTTGACGCGCTAACCATTCCGCGTATTTGTTGAAACGCTCGACGCTTGCCACCTTGATCCCGTTAATATCCATTGTGATGATCCTTATTTGATGAATTCGATGGTTTTGATCTGCGACGTCATGACGGCGTGCGCGTAGGTCTTGTTTTCCAGCAAATCAAGACGCATCAACCACGCGGAGCAAAACAGGCCGCTATCTGAAAAAATCACGTCGTCTGTTTTAGCGATCAACGTCATGCCCGCAACGGTTTTAATCTTGATACGGGTCGCCGTCTTGTCATTGTTGAGCGTGGCGGCCCCGGTCGCGGCATACGTCGCGCGGGCTTGCTTGATGTATTGTTTCATGCAACCGACGCGGACAACGTCGCGGACGTGCTCAACCGTGCTAACGTCGCGATCCAGTTCAATGACATTATGAAACGCGCCATCAATGCAGCAGGACACGACAACGCGCACACGGAAAAGCTGATATTCTGCCGGGCTAATACGTGTCGTTATTTCGTAAAATTCGCCGTCGATTTTGTCGCGCAAGGTATGCAGCACGATCCCCGATGCGTTAACGTTTCCACGCTCAACGGCGGCGCACGCGCGATCGACGTAGTCGGTCGGGAAGGTCACATAGCCCGCTTTCAGTTGTTTGATGAAATCGCTTTCCGGGTCATCCTTGCGGGCCTGTTCAAACGGCACATATTCGATCGGCGTGTCGTACAGGCTTGTCCAGTGAATATCCGGGCGCGCGTTGTAGATCTCCGCGTCTTCAAGGTCTAACATCCAGTAACCGCGCTTTAAATAAACGTATTCCCCCGCCGGATTGGTTGAGCGTAAAAGTGATCACCGCGTCGGCGTCGGCGCTTGCCGCGTTTAATTCTGCATTCATCGCGATGATCTCCGCTTCTATTTCAGCGCGGGTAAAGTCGGACAGGTTAAGAATGAAATCATCTTCGAAGCCGTGAACCTCAAAGAAAATCGCATCATTGCGGAGCTTTTGAGCGCGTGCGGCGGCTTCCTGTTCTGCTATTTCGTCGGCGGTTTTCAGTGTGCCGGAATGATCAAGCGCGCTTTCTAACACGTTTTCAAAGTTGGATTCATAAGACCACGCACGCCAGATTAATGATCCGCCGTCCACCTCGCGGATCTCGACTTGCGTCGAACCGTATTTATCAAAGTTGTAAGACACGGCGCGATCGGCCTTGATGTTATATTTTCCAACCATTGCAACGATTTGATCATGTGTCATTTTGTATCACCTGTTTTGCTAACCGTCGGCCCCATTGCCCCCGGCCCCCGAAGGGAATTTAAATATAATTGATATACGCGGCGTGCGTCAATAACTTTTCTCTTTAATCGTCGGCCGCGTCACCTTTACGGCCCGTCATCCCGTTTTATAAGCGCGTCGCCTTCCTCTTGTGTCGGCCAAATCAGGCGCACACATACGCCCCCGGCGACGGTATACAAAAACACTTTATACGGCCCGACGTTGTCGCCGAAAATAACCGCCGCCCCGATAAACGCCACGATCGCGCCGCACGCGGTAAACTTGATCGCGGCCCTTGCGGCGTTCCCCGAAAATCTGGATTTACTCATAACGTCACCTGTACACGGTAAACGCTTATGACGTCCCAACCTTCGACGCCTTGCACCGCCAACGCGCCCCCGTCCGCCTTTGAGCTTTCCAGTATGCGCACATGACCTTTTAACCCTTCCACCTCATAAACTGCCGCTTCGCGTCCAGATCGTACACGTCACCATTAATTACAATGAATTGATCCGGCGTATAGGTGAAATAATCTTCCGGCGTGCCTTCCCCGTTGTGATATTTGGCGGCGGCTTGCGCTTTCTGGTCATCGGTCAGATCTTGCCAGTAGACCGGGCGCACATCGTCCGCGACAACCTCGCCGACAATATCCCACGGCGATCGGGATTGTTCGCCCGCGTAAAACTTGCCCGCCGCCGTCCAGATCTTAAACTCGCGCGGACGGTATGCGCCCCGGTACATTTTCCAGATCCGGCCCTTAACAGGGAATGACACGACGGCCCCGGCGCTATTCTCTAAAACGATTTGATCCACGGTGACGCGGTCGCCGCTACGATTAAAGAACAGGCCCGGCGCGGTAATATTCAGTTTCATGGTGATCCCCCGATTAGTTATAAATAGCGCCGTTTTCAAAAATTCAGGCGTGTCGCCGTTTTCCAGATCATCCCGTAAATATTCGTCGCTTTCGCGGAATTCCAGATCTTCGAGCATATCCGAACAATAACCGTCTATCGCCTCGCGTATCAATTCCGCGATCGTGCGGTCATCCGGCTTTTTCAGGAAGTCACGGAAAGGCTTTAATAATGATTCGTCATAGCATACGCCTGTATACGGGCAATCGTTGGACGCGTTGAACACCCCGCTAACCCATTTAACGAAAGATGCCTTTTGTTTAAAACCGTGGTTATTTACTTCACGGTATTCACGATAAACGCGGCGACGCATATTAAACGCATTAACATTATTAATGATCCACTTGTACGCACGTACGCCGGATAAATCTTCCACATCTGAACTATGATTAATTTCGTAGCGAACATCGCAACCCCCTAGACCGTATGACCAGTCGCGCACCTCGACGCATAGATCATCACAAAATTCACGCAGGCTTTCTTTGTATTCTGAAAAGTCGAATTGATCGCCGCTCTTATATTCGCGGTAATTTTCGATCGCTTTTGCTTTCGCGACGTCGGACAGTTCGTTAAAGGTATATAGTGAAATAGTACGCATGATTAAGCCCCTTGTAACAGAAGAGTGAAAAAATTATTTGAACAGCCGATCAAACGGCCCGTTTTACGCTCGCGTAAATAAAACGTTTTACGCCCGAAAGAATAACGGCGCTCAACCTTACAGCGACGCCACACCGCCCGCGCGCACGATATATAACAGCCGCAATTATTGAATAGCCGATCAAGATAATAGCCATTAACATGACGCGCCCCCGGATTAATTAGTTTTCAGTGTGAACAGGCGATCGCCGTCGTACAGTTGCACATAGTCCGCGATTTTCCAGCCTAAGAGACCGCCACCTTCGCGGCATATTTCATTAATACGGTCTAACATGATGCCCGCCGCATAACGTGCGTTTGCCTGAATATCTGACCCGTCGGCGACGCGTGGCGAATAGTTAACCTTGATCCCGCGCGGCACTAACCACGAATAAGCGCGCATAAACGCCGGGCCTTTATTTGTTGCCGGGCAGAATTTAACAGTGATTGACATATCCAGCGGCGCAACCTCTGGAATGTAACCGATCATAAACGTCCAGCCGTTATCCGTACCACGCACGCCCGGCACGGATGGCGCGCTAGCAACAATCCCCCAACTAACTGATTTATTCGCGTTGAGTTTAGCGATCAACTTTTCAGCGGCTGCGCGGTGATTTTGTTCGCTGTTTAATTCCGCGTCATACTGTGAACGCGTCCAGCCATTCCAGCATTTAGCCATAATTGAACCGTTAGAATATTTAGTGATGATAGTTTGCATTGTGTTGATCCTCTTATTTGAAATCGCGGGTATATTCGGCGGTGAAAATTTCGCGTCCATACTTCTGATAAATGACGCGTAATAAATCATTGTCATTTAAAATATCGGCGTCGGTGAATTCCTTCCCCCATGAAAAAGAAAGCGTGCTTACCCGGTTAACGTGGATCGTGCTATGCAGTTCTACCGTTGCCGTGCCGCTTTCGTCGCGCTTAATAACGATTGATAACCAATGTTGCAACGTCTGACCCTTGATCGCGTTGTATACCTTTTCCATCGTGACACCTCATAAAGTTGGTTTATCGCCGGGACTTTTGCCCCGTCCCCCGAAGGGAATTTAAATGTAATTGATATACGCGGCGTGCGTCAAATCTTTTTTTCATATTATTTGATTAACCACACATAAAAGCGCCACCGATCGCCACGCCGGGCCGCATTGCACCACCACGCCCCACGGCCCCCGCCCCGGCACACCGCCAAACGGCACGCGCGCCGCGTCTTAAATCCTTGAATTCTATACGAAAAACAGACGATAACCGGGCCAAATCGGGCAGATCGGCGCACAGGTTAAGCCGTTGATTTATAACGATTTGTACGAAATCCCACCAAAAACGACAACCGCCCACGACGGCAGGTCGCGCCGGGCCTGACTTTCTCTACAAAAATTCCTGACGGGCTTACTTGAAAAAGTTACCCGGTTGAAAAATTTTGAACGACGCGGCCAGTCCTTACTTCAAAACCTAACCCGCCTGACGGTTTTGTCCACCAGCGTCGGGGCAATTTCACCCGGCCGACGGGCTTACTTGAAAAACCTGTCCGGTTGTCGTTGCGACGTTCCGCGCTTACTTGAAAAAGCTACCCGGTTGAAGCCCGGCGGCCCGGCCACCCGCCTTACTTCAAAAAGTCATCCGGCTGAAACTAAACTGGAGTGTCACCCGGTCATCATAATTACTGGATGAAATGAATTGACATACGTCGCGTGTAGAACTATTGTTCTCCGAACGTAACATTTAACGAACCAACTGGAGCCATCCCAATGAGCAAAGAACTAAGCCCGGCCGAACTGACTGGCGCAATGATGACGACCGAGCCGGATGTTGAACTGCCGTCACGCGTGCGCGTGTACAGCGTCGTGGGGAACCTCATTGCGCTGGAAGTCGGTGGCGTGTACACCCTGTCCCAAGAACTCCCGCTTGACCGTACGCTTTCGCAGGTACAGGACGAGGCCAATGCCCTCAAAGCGAAGATGCGGGCCAGCCTCAATTCCTCCATCCGGAACGCCATGAAACACCACGGCCAACGGTTCAGCATGGAATCCGCGCTGGTGACTTACCCGTCTGGCCGCATGTTCATTCAGGCCGTCGTAACCTGTACGGCCACCGACGTCGCGGATGACGACGAAGTTTAAAACGTAGGACGGCACGCCTGAAAAATGGCGTACCACCCTTTTGACCTGACACCCTATAGGACGCACACCGATGAAAACCACGCACCACCCTATTGAACTGAGTCCGGTACGCGACATCACCCGCACGGCCTTTATCTACAAGAAGCCCGGCCAGAAGGACGGCGAGATCTACATCGAGAAGGACAACGGCGACACCGAGATCGTTACCCCCCTGACCCGGGCCGACGCTATTGCGTTGATCGAGGGCTTGCGGTCTACCTTCGACATCCCGGACGAGAACGCGGAAAAGGTTGAACTACTACAGCGCCGCCTCGACCAGACCCAAGACCACATCGAAAGCATTTCGCTGGTCACTGCGGCCAACATCATGTTCGAGAATGGCCTGCGCACCGCCGTGCTGACGCCGTCCCGTCTGATCACCGGGCAGATGCCTGAACTGGAAATCGACGCGACTCGCCCGGACACCATCACCTACCGTCTGAAAGAGGAACCGCTCAATGCAGCCGACTAATACCGCGTTGATGGTGAACAACGCCATGCACCCGAAAGGCCGCATCGACGTCGTCCCGGCGTTCCGCGCTATCGAGCGGATCTACAGCGTGACCATCCACGCCACACACACCGGGATCAAAGTGTCCTCGGCCACGAATCACCGCGTGACCTTCTATCAGTCTGGCGACCCGGCCATCGCGAAGCACGGCGAGGCTCGCGGCGCGGATGAATGCACGGCCATGCGCATGTACATCGTGAAGTTTCTGGATTGGGCCATGACGAATATGCCATGCCCGGAAGTGCAGAATGTCGTCGTGGAGGTGGCTGGTGGAAGGCATTGAATTCGTTCGCGTGCAGTTCCAAGAACTGCGCAAAGTCCGGTTAGACCAAATCACCTGCAAACTGTCTGCCCTTGAGACGTTTTCAAGGACATGGAAGACGAAGTGCAGGCCCACAGTACCAAAATGCTTGACCTCGCCACACTGGACAACGACGAGGCGGCGTATAACACGGTCAGCGACCAGTACGCTGAATCAATGGCGGGCCTTCGGGCGGCCAAAGAAGCACTACGCGCCGCGATGTTCCATGCTGCGCAGTCGATGTACCACGGAGCACCAGCCAATTTAATTAACGTAGGAGCCATAGAGCATGAAAATCAAGGGTTATGAGAAAGCCATTATCTTGCACCTCGCGCGCTGTACGACGCGGCCAACGAAGGTAACGAGAAGGTCAAGCCGCTGCACCGCCTGATCCTGAACCTGCCGAACGTTGACGAAGAGGCCGTAACGGCTTTCGCGAAAGGAGCGTTTAGCGATGCACTCGAAAAGCATGAAGTGTCAGATCCGCCGGAGGCGTCTTACAAGACAATGGGCTTTGCAGCGTACGGCGAAGAGGTTGAAAGTAAATTCGCCCTCGCCATCCCCGGAACAAACGCCATCGTCTTCCAGATCGAGAAGCGCGAACGTGTGTTGCCCGGCGTCAGCGTACGAAATGAAGTCGTGAAGCGCATGGCAGCATTGCGCGAGAAGGAGATCGACGGTTGGGAGCCGAACCGCAAGGATTGGGCGCAGATGAAGGATGACGTGGAAGCGGAAATGCTGAAACACGCGCCTATCCGCCCGTCCCGCGTCAACGTTATCCTGTCTGCCCCGTTCGTCTACGTGTTCACGTCGAGCGCCAAGACGGCGGAAGAGTGCAGCGCGCTGATCCGTACCGCGCTCGGCACATGGCCCGTCGAACACCTGCTGCCGAGCGAGTATGAGCTGCGCCAGTTAATGCAGCGGGCGGTTCTCGGCCAGCAGGACGGCATCAAAGGCGATGCGTTTATCCACCTGAAACACGACGATGGCGACGACGTCAAGATGAAGGACACGGACATCTTCAAAGACGAGTCGGTGGTTGACCTGCTGTCCCGTCACTGGACTGTCCGCGCGCTGGATCTCGAAGTCGATACGCAATGCCCGGGCATCGACACCGTGTACTTCCGCCTGTCCGATAAAGCCATCCTGTCCGGTATCCACATCGGCGAGGCCGACGTCGATGCGAACTACGACGCCACGCTCGAACGCTACGGCACCGATGGCGGCCAGTTCCTGACCATGATGGCGAACCTGTTCCAACTCGATAAGTCCCTGCGTGCGGTGATCAGCGTGCTGGACGAGGCCGGGCAGGTAGTCGAGTACACCGGAACGCTGAACGACGAAGACGACGACGAGGTTTAACAATGGCCGCGACTACCGACAAAGCGTGCGTGAAACTCACGAGAAACTTCTGCTCGGGATGAAGGACGGCGAGTCGTTCTTTATCGAGGGCGTGAAGCCGCAGGATCTTGGCTATCTGCGTCGCATGGGCTATCGGCTTAACATCCGCCTGTCCATCCGGTTCACGCTGCAAGACCAGATCTACGGGAAGATGGGTACCCGCGTTTACCGGGACAGAGCGGACAAAAAGGAGTAACGAAATGGGAGCCTATGCCACGCCCCAAGTAGACCAATATTGGCAGGTCAGAACGACAGGCCAGATCATGCTGATACGCCAGCCAGAGGATCATGTGTTCAGTCCGGAATGGCACCTGAACTACCGCCGGGTACGCCTGCTGCATCACCCGGAATCCACCTGCGTCTTTGTCGAGGACTACGGCACATGCCTGAGCGCGCTGGATGACCCATGCGTCATCGAACTGGACTTGAAGGAGTACAATTACTGGAATCTTATTTACAGTAACCCCGACATATGATTAACTGCGGACTCGGCATAGTGCTTCCTTATCGGCTCCTGCGTTGTCCGCTTTAAGCCAGTGGTAATCTTCGGATGCCACCTTCCAAAAGCCCGCAATCCCTTTACGCGGGCTTTCTTTTGCCCCGAATAAAGTTATTGACGTACGTCGCGTGTACGACTAATATTCCCGTACCATAACAAAGGAGTCATGCCGATGAAGACCCACGTAATGAAATTCGTACCTTTCAACCAAGCGTTGATCGGGAAAGAAGTGCTGTACGTGTTCCCCCTGCCGTACGGGCCACGCTGCCTTGTCCGCACCAACGGAACCGACCTTGAAGTCGTTACGCCGACACCACCGAAAACCTGACTGGCTTCGTCCCGGATCTCGAAGACCACATCCGCCGCCTGTACTCGGCCATGTTCAGCGAGCCTAACCCGAAATACACGCGGAACGGCGAACAGGTCGTGTTCCCGTTCATGGTGTTCGACGTCATCCTGCACGACCGTTCAGCCTCCAGCAACGACGACGGCAGCGCTGACGGCGTCAGGGCGGCGCTGGAAGATTGGGACGACATTGGCGTACCCATGAACGCAGAAAAGGCCGCCATGACGATCCTGTGCGCGATGCTGGACGAAGAATTCATCGCCGGGAAGACGGTTCACGATTTATGGTGGCAACGTGCATGGATTAAACGCGGGCTGGTGGCCTGCGGTCTGGCGAATCCGTACACCTACCCCCGTCCTCCGCTGAAATGGCTGACGCAGTCGCCTCGCGATTGGGCGTGGGAGAGCGGCGGTATCGCTTCTGATCTGCCGAGTGAGAATTGGGACATGATTTACAACGTGTTCCGCCGGAAGTACCGGGCGGCGCTTCTGGCCGACGTATGGCAGGGCTGGAAAGTCGGCGGCGGCGCGTTTCGCATTTTAACCGAAGGGGAAGTCGAGATATGAGAATCGAAGCCACTGGCGGAAGCCACTTATCAGTCGTGCAGCATAGTGACCAATTCTATTGCCGGGACTGTCAGAAGACATGGGATGCGAATGACATCGACCCACCCCCATGCACCGCGCCGGAGTCCGACGCGCCGAAAGCAATGGCGACGACCACGCCTACAGGACGTCGCGTGTCGTCCAGCCCGGCTTTCGCCTATCCGTACGGCAGCCCGGCTACCGGGGAACGTCTGGCCGTGCCGCCAGTGCCGCCAGAATGGATCGAGCAGTACATGAGCGGCGTCGATAAGGTTGTGCCGTCCGTCGGCGCGTACGTGCTGTACACGGACAACGCGTCCACGTTGGTCTATGCGCTCGACGCATTGCAGGCGATGGAATTTTTCATCAATACGATGGGTAACTGGATGACGGCCAGCCAGATGTACAGCATCAGCGTTGACCGCATGAGCAGCATGGATCAATACGGTACCGGGCGCACGCCGCGCGTTGAAATGAATCCTCGCGTGATGGAGTCGGCCAGCCTCGCCAGATCGAACAGCGGCCGCCAGCACAAAATCGTCAACATCGTTGAATTCTCTAACATCTTAAAGGTATCCAAATGAGCGAACCAAAAGTCACTTACATCACCGACGACAAAAGCCTGAAAGACATCCTCGTCATGGCTATCGAGCAGGAAGGCGGCATATCCCCGAATCATATCCTGTGCGTGGCGCATAAATACCTTCTCGATAACTGCGGCGTTCCGGAAGGGAACATCCAGTCAGTCGATGAAGTCGAGGTGGACGGTGACGCGATGCCCCGGGAGATCCGCATTCACTGGACGCGGGTTAAACGTCCGTCCGCAGTTACGCCAACGGCCGCCGAAGCGACCGAGTGGGAGCGCGAGCAGTGCCAGCAGATCCTGAGCACCATCCTCGAAACGGTACGCGCCCGCGCTAAATACGCGAAGATTGCAGGCACCACCAGCCTCGAACTGGCCGGAAGCCTCGCCATGCAGGACATCCAGCGCCTGACCGGGCAGATGATCAGCAAAGGCCCGCTGGCCCTGAAAGACTTCGAGCCGTTGCGCCTCGCCGACATCACGCCGGGCGAACTGGCCGCACTACGCGAAGCGCTGGAAGACAAAGGCCGCCGTCTCGATACTGCTGAAAGCGCTGTCACCAGTCTGCAAATCCAGTTATCCGAGGCCCACCGCCGTCACGCCGACGATAACACCGAGCACGACCGGGAAATCACTAAGCTGCGCGCCACGATCAAGTCGATGCAGAATGACGTACGCTACACCCGGAAGTCCGCGTCAGTCCGCGCCGCGTGGGAAGAACTGGCGGCCATTGACCTGACCACGGCCCGCATGGTGATCCTGTCCGGCCTCCGGGCGTACCCTGACCATGCAGCGGAGTACCTCGATACTCCGCACTACCGCCTTGACGCGAATCTGGTGGCGAACCTGCCAGCACCGATCGTCACGTACATCCATGCGATGTGCGATAACCTGCTGCTGTCACCGCCACCGAAGACGGTCACGCAGCAAATGGTCAAAGACATGATAAACCGCCTCCACTCCCTCGCGAGCGCGTCCACGTTCAGCGATCTGCGCCGTAAATATGCAGGCGGCCATTCGCTGACAATGATGTCGGAGGACAAATACGAAGCCTTCTACATTGAGGCCGAAGACCTGCTGAACGGAGAAACTTTTTAATGAGTCAGTACGTTGATGCGCTGAACGCGCTGAAAGGCATGGACGAGCATGAACCGAAGTGGATAGGCGACCAATGGCGTACGCCGGAGTGGCTTTTCCAAGCGATTAACAAGCTGTACGGGCCAATCGTGCTCGACCTGTTCACCGACGGCCAGAACGCCAAATGCGAGCGATTCTTTACGGCCGAAGATAACGCGCTGCGGCAGGATTGGGCGAAGCGTCTGGCCGAGATCCACGCCAGCGACGAATTCGACGCCAAGACCCGAGTTTGGGCCTACGCTAACCCGCCGTACAGTCAGAAGCGCGCCGGGAAAGAACCGCTTACCGGGATGACCCACATCATGCGCAAGGCCGACGAGGAACGGGCAAAAGGCGCTGGCACCATCTGGCTGACCAAAGCGGCGACGTCGGAAAGCTGGTGGCCGGACGCTATCGCCACGCGCACCATCTTCATCAAAGGGCGCATCGGGTTCGAACCGCCAGTCTGGTTCCGGCCGAAGGAAGGCAGCAGCGAAATCACGTCTGCCGGGTTCGGCGCGGCCATCCATATCTTCGACCCGGAGAGTGACCGCATCTTCCCCAACGAGTACATCGATCGCGAAACGCTACTGGAAATCGGCGCACCACTGGCTAACGTATCGGCCAAGATCCGGAACCGCTGGATCAAGATGTGGGACGAGATTTAAAGAAAGCGTTTGACATACGCGACATGTGTAATTAATATTACTCCCGAAGGTAAATCCACCAACGGGAGTTTTTTATTATGGTAGACGCATCAAAACAGAAGCACGCTGGCAAATCATCCGCGCAGCGCTTCCGCGACGCAGTGATGAACGCTTTAAACCTCGACATGGACGACTTTGAAACGGACGACGACGCGACCGACTACGTGCTCGGCCTTCTCAATTCCATGAAGGACAATGAGATCGCCATCCCGAAAGCCGTGGCACCTTCGGCCCCCCGGTCATGGCAGTACGAATTCCGGGACGTCAAAGACAGCAACGATTATTCCGAATTAGTCAAAGTGCTGCATGATGCGCTGACGCAAGCCGCGTATGGTAAAGGGCGGGAACGCCACGCAAACGACCTGCCTTTCCACCAGCAGCCGATGAACGCTATTTCCGACCTGATCGGTAGCCCGCTCGGCTTGGTCTATCAGGTGTGCAAGAAGGTCGTAGAAGGCGTCAACCTGCCAACGCATGACCAAAGGGTTAGGGAGTTGCTCGGCGTGATCAATTATACTGCCGGGATTGTCATCTGGCTAAATCGCCACCAATCAAATCCACCGAAGGAATAAAGGGGCCACCATGAAGAAGATCGCTGCGCTAACGCTGTTTGTACTGATTATCTGCGGTGTGCTGTTTGTTATTGGCCGTGTGGGCGCGGCGATCGGGTGTAACGACGTCAGCGTCCAGACCGAACTACCAACCAAATACAGCCCGTTAAGCGGCTGCTACATCAAACGAGACGGCCAATGGGAGCCGTTAGACTGGAGACTATGACCATGAAAATTCCCGCAGGAGACGTTAAGCCGGGCGTACTCGCGACCATCTTTGGCGAGCAGTTCCGCCTTCGCTATATCACGTATCACAACGTCGGCAGCGTGACGCTGAGATTCCAGCCGGGTGACGAACCGCTGTCACCGTTCACCGAGAATGACGTGTTGACCATGACCGTTCCGCGCACATTTGAAGTAGAGGTGGACAGCGATGGCCGATAGCGAGTTAGAACTGAAAGCAGGCCGCACGTATCGCGGAAAACGGCCGCAGAATCGAAACGGACTGGTGAACGACCGCACCATCCTGTACATCGGGGCCACGCACATCCAGTACGACGGCCCGGTCGTAGGCTTCGGCCGACACTATCCGAGTTGTACCCGCGAAGCGTTCCTGAAATGGGCCGAGCGCGACGTGACTGACGAATTACCGAAGGGAGAATATGCAGAATGGCCGATAAAAAATTGAGATTCGGACACCTTGAAACGGGCGACATGACACTGGAGCGTAACAGCATCCGCATCGGTTACAGCCCGGAAGTAACCTTCGCCGTGAAACGCCGCGTAGAGCGCACCACTCCGACGCAGATCATCGTAGGGAATACGCGCTACCGGAAGGACGATGGCCGCGCCATTGGCGAAGCCGGGTGCCTGTTTACCGAGGACGACATCGGTGAAGGGAAAACGGTCAATATCGAGATCGTAACCGAGGCAGAATTCCGGGAGATCCAAAGCCTGTTCTACGAATTCAAGGCCGGAGTTCTGGCCGCTTGCGAAGGGTACGACATCACCGCGACGGACTTGGCCGTCCTGTTCCGCGAACGGGAATTGCGCGAAGGGTTAGTGGCGCGCTGGCGGAAAACGAAGGAGACGATCGCCGACCTGCACAAACAGACCCGCGATTTCATGGTCGAGAAGGGCCACGGTGATCGACTGGAGCACGCCCGGAAAAGAAAGTCTTAGAAACTGTTTGACACACGTCGCGTGTATAACCTATATTATCCCCGAAGGCAACAACGGGGATTTTTACTTTAGGGGGCAACATGCTGACTATCACTGCCGATGAAATGTATCAAGCCGCAACTGACCACCACACTGCCGAAGCAATTGAAGTACGTGGCGAGGTAGAGCGTCTTATCCGCCGGGCCGCATCGGCCGGGCTGACCACCACTACGGTCGCGCTGTTACACAACGACCATCCGCTGTCCGATAAATCCCGCGCCATGCTGATTGGCTGGATCAAGGACGCCGGGTTCGAAATCTATTCCGACCCTGACGAGCCGCCTTGCACCCTACAAATCTTATGGGGGAGGGCCGCCGCATGAACTACATGCGCATGAAAGCCGACCGCACCCACGCCGTCATCGCAGATCTGGAAGCAAAAGGCTATCTGGTGGCCGTCAACGGTGTCCACGACGAGATCTGGTTTGACATCATCCATCAGGTCGGGCCGATGTCCGCAGCGGAACGCCAGTCCATTGAAGACCGACTTCTGGCCGCATACAGCGAAGACCTGAAAGAGTGGGCCGACCACCTGCTCGGTTCGTGGCGCGAGGCGCACCCGGGCATCGTACGCATTTGGGACGGCGTTCCTGTCCGTAATTTCAACGAAGAGGATAAATATAAAAAATGAAACGCGGATCATTATTCCAGCAGGAGGCCCGCCGACAGGCTTCGGTCATCCGCCAACGCGCGAAGTGGGATCTGTACCCGTTCGTCCGGCATATCGTTAAGCGGCTCCTGCGCGGCGACGAAGAAGTCGTACGCTCGATGTACGGCAAAGGCTGACCGACGTATGGCATCGTTCTACGGTATTACCCGTTCGCCCGGGCCACGTCGTATCCACGCCCGGTCAGGCCGTCCGTACCCGCTGCCATTCATCGTGCGCGAAGGCTCGCCGATACACATGGCCCCGGTATACCGCCAGTTGACTATCGATCCGTGGCTTCCGCCGAGGGAAGCGCTGGCCGCGAAGGGCATCAAGATAGAAAACTCGGATGACATCATCCATCTGCTGTCCGTAAACGACTTTAAGTACGGGCTGCGGTTTACCATTAACCCCGAACTGGCAGAGGACTGACATGGCTAAATTAACCCGGAAAGAACAGGCATGGATAGACGAGGTGAACGCCGTGCTGGCGCGCTGCCCGTCACCGAAGAAAATCGGCTTCTACACGATCGGCGACCCTTCCATCATGCTGTACGACCGACGCCGCGCGGACGAGGTCATGGACGCGCTAAATAGCCGTTCATCGTCGGACTGGTGCGTGGCTGTTCGCGACATTGATGCCGGGTTCGACGAGGTTATCGAATTCCCGTCTCAAGTGGAGAGTACCGCAGGATGACAACGATGAAAGAGCGACACAAAATACCGCACTTCCAGTACAGCGGCGGGATCTGGTACTGCTACCGGGCGTTTGACGGCGGAGCGAAGTGTTACCCGGAATACTCGCCCACCAGCCACGCCGAGCTATGGTACAGCGACAAGGCGATGGCCCGCATGGTGGAAGTGTACGGCTGGTGGAAGGCCAAAGACCCGAAGAATGCCCGCCTGACCGATGCAATGCTGCTGCGCTACGCCGGGGCCATTCGCTACGTGGAAGAAGGTAGCCGACGGAAATGGGGCATGGTCATCAAAGACCTGCGCATCTTCGCGGAGAACGTCGGTAGCCGCTTCTCGCGGGAGTATTTCGCCCGGGCAAGGAAAGAGGACGTCAAGCGCGCGAAAACGATGCGTGGCAAGGAACAGGCCCGGCTGGTGGAAACGCTGATAGCCTCGGGGTACTGCCGGGTGTCGAATAACCATCGCATCGTCAGCCGCATCGATCGGCCGGACTGGCGAGAAGTGCTGGCGCTGGAACTTTGCCCGCAAGATCCGTATGGTGCCGGGATTGACCGCACGTACGGCAGCGGCATGGCCGACTTCTACCGTCGCGGGAACAGCAAGGATAAACTGACCATCGAAGATGAAATGGTCTTCCGGCGCTTCCCGGGTTCCAGTGATGGCCCGAAGGACTTTGTACCATTATGCGAGGATTTAACCGATGCCAACTAACAAAGAGCCGCTTGTCGTCAGCTTTTCCGGCGGCCAGTCGTCCGGCTTTCTTTGTGCATACCTGATCGAGAATTACGGCCACAAATATGACCTGCGTTTCGTGTTCGCCAATACAGGCCGGGAGCACGAAGAAACGCTGATCTTCGCCGACAAGGTGGATAAACACTTCGGCCTGAATCTGGTTTGGCTGGAAGGCTACGCCAGTCCGGAACACGGCGTCGGGATGCGCCACCGGGTTGTCAGTTTCGAGACGGCCGCGCGCAAGGGCGAACCGTTTGAAAGCCTGATCAGCGTCGAGGGCATCCCGAACATATCGCGCCAGAAGTGCAGCGACTATCTGAAAACGCAGACGATTCGCCACTGGATGCGCAGCATGGTCTTGCGCGCCGGGGGTGGAGTGCCAAGACAGCCATCGGAATGCGGTCTGACGAGCCGGAGCGGGCTGACCCGAACAAAGCGTCGGCCAAGAAATTCAATCTGGTGTACCCCCTTTGCCATTGGGGGAGTTTCGATAAGCAGGACGTGAACGATTATTGGGATGCCATGCCGTTCAAACTCAACATCCCGCCGCATTACGGGAACTGCCTGACCTGCTTCAAAAAGAGCAATGCAAAGCTGTACCTGATAGCCCACGAACACCCTGAATGGTTTACGTGGAACCGCGACATGGAAATCCAGTACGGCCACGTTAAAGCGGAAGACGGCCACACATGGTTCCGTGGCAAACGAAACACGGATCAGCTTATGGCCGACGCCGGACTGGAAGACCGCCAGCGCCTGCTGTACCTGACCCGCACTAACCCGGACGATGGCGATGGCTGCACATCATCTTGTGAGCCGTTCCAGTCCGACCTTTTTGACGAAGACTTTGAGGACGATGAAGTATGAATGTGAATATGTGTAACCCGGCGGCCAAGCCCGTCATGATCTATCTGGCCGGGCCGTACCGCCCGTACATCATCGGTTCAGGCTGCACCGTTCCGACGACGGTCAACATCCTGAAAGCCGAAGAGACGGCCGTGTCGGTTGTCGATCAACTCTACGTCCACAAGATGTTCCCGGTCACGCCGCACCTGAACACGGCCAACTTCGAGTACAAGACCGAGGGCGAGATACCGGACGAATATTGGCTGGAATGCACGATGGAATTGATGCGCCGCTGTGACGCGGTTCTGCTGATTGGTGAAGACGCGATGCGCAGTTCCGGCACCCGCGCGGAGGTGGAAGAGGCGAAGCGGCTGAATATCCCGGTCTTCAATAACCTCGATCATCTGGTGTCCTCACTGCGGTACCACCAGACAATCGAGGGTGAACGTACGGTGGTCATCACCCACCCGACCATTTAACTATTTCCAGCCGCATAGCCGTTCGCCGATTTCATCGTGGGTGGCGATCTGCCGTGCGGTTTCATCTGTCAGCACGTCTTCCTCGCCGATGTAGATGGCGCGCGCGACAGAACAGAAAGACGGCGCAGGGTTAATCCTTTCGACGCATCCACTTACGGCGAAGCAGATCGTTAGCGCCACCATCAGGGAGTTTATTGATTTCATTATGCACCTCGGCCACATTTTTATCCGCGTTTGCCTGTTCCCGCAACGTGTCGTTGTTCTGGTTATTAATCTGATCCTGTTTGCCCTTCGTGCGTCCTGCCCGCCAGACGCCGAAGAGGGCTACAACGAAAACGAGCGCCGCAAGGACGCCCGTCTTGATCCGGGCGAATAGCCCTGTCATGCAGCCGCCCCGGCCCGATGCTTCCGGTACGCGACCCATCCCATGTACAGGCCAATCCCGATTGTGGCCGCGCCGAATGCGATGCGTACCCAATCACCGGAAGAAATATCGCCGTGGGCGCTGTCCATCGCAGCCTTGACGGGCTGAACCATGTCCACCAGTTGAGCCGCACCGAGTCCGGCCACGCTCGTCGCGGCCACGGTGGTACGGTTAACAGGCTTGGCCGCCTTAACGATGCCCGCCCGGCGCAGACCTTCCTCGATCACTTCGTCCGAGTACCACGTATTCGCGTTGCTGTACGGCGTCAGGCCGAACGCTTCCGGGTTCCCGTTTTCGTGGCGGATGATGCCTTCCACCAGACCACGCATGGTGTCGTAGTCGTGGAGGTTCAGCGTTTCGCTATTCGGGTCAACGGCCAGAACGGCGGCAACCTGTTTAGCGTAGGCCGATACGTTGTTCTCAACGGCGGGTGCCCACCGCTCGATAACTTCTCGCACCGAGTCGATTTTGCTACCGTCATTCGCTTTGCGCTTGTCGTAGTAGGTGGTCAGAGTGACGGCAATGGCGCGGATGCCGGATGCCGGGTCTTTGAACTGTGCGAAGCGGCTGTCCGTCGCTTCACTGCGCGGGATCAGCCCTTGCCACGGCGACCCCCACTCGATGTTGCCCGGGTTGTTATTGCGAATCCCGCGCGGCTTCTGTTTAGCCATCGGTTATTTCCTCATCATTTGGGAAGATAGGGTATCCACGCTTTGTTTCAGGTCGCGCATGTCGGCGCGAAGGTCTGAACGAAGGGCGGAGTTTTGCGAGACGGTTTCGGCCCGGAGAACCGTGAACGCCGCGTCAGTGGAGTCCTGACGTTTCTCGACGTTGGTAAGCCGGGTGTCCGTCTGCGTGTTCTGGTTTGATAGGTCGGCGAAGCGGTTGTTGACGTACAGTACCGCCGCCACCAGCATCGAAGCCATCGTCAGAATCGTGGGGAGATTGACAGACAAGTCTAACTTGATGCCGCCGGAGTTATCCCCCGGCCGTTCCCGTTCCATTTCGCTCATTGGGTGCTTCCTCACAAAAAATTAGCGGGACAAGCCCGCTAAGAATATTAACCCGTCAATTGTCAGTACACAAAGCGGCAAGTGATTTGCACCCGATGTTTCCGTGGTGGCTGCGGCATTTCGTACATCGACTTGTCGCGCATCATTACCTGCTCAAGTACCTGACGGACTCGTAGCGTGGATTGGGGAGCATCTTTGTCTGGGTAATTAGCTTTATCGGCATAGTGCTGCAAAACTTGAGACACTTTTGCAAATGATTGCGGGACGTCCTTGTCAGGGTATTCCGCCGTCATTGATACATGCTGAATTACCTGCTGAACCGCAAGCGGTTTATGCAGTGTGCTCCAATCCGGGTAAGACGCATCCTGTGCCGCCTGCTGGATGATCTGGCTGACAATAAGCGGCCGGAACATGGTACCGGGATCAGGGAAATCGTCAATCTGCGCAACGTGTTCCAATACCTGATTTACAATCGCGTCCGACGTCGGCAGGTGGACATCCGGATAGTCGGCCGGGATCGCGATGTGCTCCAGCACCTGATTGACCGTCAGGTAGGACACCGGGACAGTCGGGTCAGGGTACGTCGCGCGGAACGCCACTGGCTGCATCACCTGACGAACATGGATACCGGACTCGGCGACTTCGCCCGGAGGCGGCATGTACTGGTACCGCGTTACCAGTTCAACAAATTGCGCCAGCGGAGCGTACGAGATCGGGAGCCGCAGCGGTTGGGCTTTCACCACCTTCTCTAAGAACTGCGGCACGATCTGAACCTTGCTCGCCTCCCACATGTCGTTCGGGTCTTCGTAGTCCAGCGCTTTCATGACGTGGTACGCCGTGGCCGCGCCGACGATAGCCGACGTTGTAGGGATGCCCGGGTCAGGGTAGTCCGTTGCCTGCTGCACCACCGACATGCGAACAGCGTCAGCGCGCGACCACACCAGCAGGTTAATCGGAGGCGTGTACGCTTCCGCTCGCACCGCATAGCCGCGTACCTGTTTAACGCGCGTCCGAGACAGCACCGGGAGAAGTCAGACTTGACCAAGAACTGAGACGAAACATGTTTGGTGCGCATCGTGGACAGCGGGATGGATCGTTGGTTATCGCTAAATTGCAGCACCAGCGGCGTCAGGGACTTCGCACGCGTGTAACTGATAGGAAGCGACACCTGATACTCGCAAACAGCGTACGACGTCACTGCGGCCGCGTGCTCGACGCCGACAGTCGGGTCAACGAAGTCCGCCGGGATGACAGCCTGTGACAGTGCCTGCGCGGCAAACACGTTTGACCGGGGCATCGGAATCGGCAGCGCGGAAACGGCCTGCGACAATTCCTGCGCCACGCGGGTCATTGAGCGCGGCAGACGTTCAACCGGGCGCTTCTGCGCGGCCAGAACCACGTTCGACTTCACGGACGCAGGCGTCGTGTACATCGGCAGCGGATGGGCCTGAACCACCAGCGTCGATTCATGACGAACGAACACACCAGACGTCGGGACGTACGGGATATCGATCGACTGCAATACCAGATTCCAGACCTGCTTCGTCCGGGTCTTCGACCACATTTCATCCGGCAGCGGGAAGTCACCGAGCGTCGCGGCCACCACGGCAAACGACCACGCCGATTTCACCATGTCGTACGAAAGGGTCACGATAGGCGATGCCAGCACGGACAACGTCACCGCCTGCTTCACGATGTTGTATGAAATCGGGTCATCGATCGGCCGCTGGACAATGGCGTAATTCCACAACGTGTACAGACTTTCCGGAGAAATGACTTCCGACAACGGCGGTACGACGTCGTGCTGCGTGACATACTCATACACCGCATCTGCGTAAAGCGGTGGCCGTTCCGTGGCCGCCTGACCGATAGCCTCGCAGATCATTTCGGCCGCCATAAATTGCGGCTCTTTGACCAGCGCTTCGCAAATCATTGACGATGCGCGGATCTCCATCTTTTGAATCGCCAGCACTTCGCCGACCAGTCTGGCGGCACGGAAGATGGACGGCAATTTACCGTCCCACTGCAAAACCTCCCCGAAGTTTTTCGCCGCGTCCATGTTCAATGCGGAAATGGCTAACGCTTCGCCCACACACCGGGACAGGTATGTGAGTTTGGGCTTCTCGCCATTCCACTGCAAGGCTTCGCCGACCAACTTGGCCGCGCTGATACCTACGTCTTCATCAGCCACATGGCCCCCTTACGCGACGAATTTGGTACCGACTTTAAGCCCGGCCAGTTTTGTAAGGTTCCAACGTGCGCCGTCCGCCGGGTCAGACACCATCTGCAACGTGTTGAAACGCCACAGGCCGCCTTGTTCGAGCGTCGATGTGTTCTCGCTTTGGGTTTGGGTAGCCCCGGATTTAGCGATCGCGGCAGATTGTCTATTTCCAAGCAACGGATTTCGGGCCATCGTCCGGACGTTGACCGCTTCAATCGACGCCAGACGTGTGCTGACTTTGGAAATGTCAATGTTATACAGGTCTTGCTGTCCGACCACGTCCGCCCCGAGAATTGCAGGAGATTGCGACGGCGTCGGGGTGATACCCCCGGGAGAGATCGGCGTTACCGCGACGGCGGCGTTTGACGAATATGCGTCTGGCCGAGAGAACTGTACAACATCGTCATTAACGGGATTGAACGCATACACTTTCGTCGAGACCCGAGGCGTTGATCTGCATCTGAAACGATTTTCTGGACATACATGTCCCGCAGTTCAAAACCGGAGAACGGTGTGGAGCTAGTGTTACCGCCAACGTAATGTTCGCACATCAAAATAAGGCCGTACGACATGTCGTTGGCAGTATAGTTAGTGCGGGTCGAAACAAGTTCGTCGTTCAGATAGATGTTAAGGGTCTTGGTGTCCGCTAACCATTCCACCTCCATATACTTCTCGTCCTGACCCGCAGAGATCGGGATACGATACAAGTCTCGGCCTTCTGCGCGGTTAATACCTGCCGGGCAGATATAGACATTATAACCAATATTGTATGTAGGGTGTGTTGCGCGGCCAATACGGAAGCCCATGCGCCACGACGTCGTCAGGCGTTCCGCCGAAGGCAGCACAAATCGATACGGAACTGCCACCCTCCCCACCAGTCCGATTGGTTTGTGGGTTGGTATTGTTCGGTGCTTAGGCATGGCACGGAGTTATCAAAGAAAGACGGCTTAACACGACCAAAACATAAGACGACCCATACCCGGCAGACGACGACCATTTACATCCGTAGTAATTGATCAGAGGGAGAAAGCCGCCGTTTTGGGTGCCGTTGCCGCCACGACCAAAAACGTTATTAATTAAATTGTCGTTGGAGAGGGAATGGCCTCCCGCCACGGTATCGTTTGTGTTGATAAACAGGTTCGACTGACCCTGCCCCGACGCATTGTTGATAAAACCATTAAACCGCAGTGCCATACTACAGGCATAGTGTGTCCCTCCCTTATCGCGTAATGATGCCGAATTGCAAAGATTCGACGTTGTTCTGGTTCCAGTCACTTCCGCCCGGCGCTTGCTCGAACGATGCCTGATAATACTTGTACGACTCGGTAAGCGGCACCTGAATTTCAGTCGGCGTTCCGCCTTCCGTGTTGACCACCAGCCCGAGTTTACGATCATCAAGGTCGCCTTTACGGGCGTACGCGATGACGGACACGGCGAAGATCTGGTTATTGTTCGGCAGCGTCACGTTCGAACGGTACATATCGGTGGCCCCTGCGGTGTTCGATTGCAGGTATGGCTTCGACTCGCCACCCGGGGAAAGCTGTGACACGATCTGATAGTGCGGCGTGGAAGACGAGGCGTTCACAACGTCCCACTGCGTAGAAACGTCGGCCGTCGGCATACGGCTGGTCACTTCGACCGGAGTCAGGCGCGCGTTGTTGCGGCTACCGGAACCATCGATCACGTAGAAATCGTCCAGTGTCTGTTCGCCCGCATTAGGTGCGGTACCCGTCTGCCCCCAAACGATTGTGTACGTGGTGGTCGGCGCACTCGATGGCGTAACCGTTAACTGCAATTCGTTATTCGCGTAGACCTTGACGGTGTTGGCCGCCTTATCGATCTCGATTTCGAAGTAGTACCATGCGTTCAGGATCAGCGGGTTCACGCCCAACTCTTCCCCTACGCGGATTTTCCCGGTCGTGGTGTCCCACTCGATGTCCACGATGTTCTCGATACGCGCGATACGCATACGGGACAGCCCGGCTTTCATGGCAAATCCGAAGACGACTGACGAGGCCGTCGTGGTGAATCCCCATGACAGGGAGGCGTTGACGGACGAACTGGCGGCCACGGTGAATTTCAGCGCACGCGCACCTGTCCTGCGGCCCTCGACAACGGAAAAGGTGGTATCGCTGGCGTTACGCACCACGTACCCGGCGGCTTCCAGATAGCCTTGTAGGGCCGTACCCTTCACGCCGATCTCGGCATAGTGGTCGTACCCGTCACAGAATTTAAACATTTCGGTATGCTCCTTATGGTCTTACGGCAACGCCGAACGGCGCTTCGCTGAGTCGTTCATCATTCCAGTCCAGTCCGGCCGGATTCGTCTCAAACACAGCATAACTATACTTTTCAGTCGTGGATAGCGCCGCGTCGATAACTTCTTTTTGCGTGCTGCCTTTTTGCCCCATGACCATACCTAACTGACGGTTGTCCACGTCAGACTTTTTGTTCAGTACGGTCATGCCGACGGCCAGAATGTTTTGCGTGTCAGGGATGACGGTGTTTGATAAAACGTGTCCATCGCGCCGGACGTGTTCGACTGGATGTACGACCCTTCGACTGGCGGCTGGTTATAGACGAGCGGGTAGTGGTCAGTGCCGGACGACGGCGACCACTCTTTGTCCACGTCCACCATCGGCAGGCGACTGGTGATCTGGATAGGCCCGATGCGCCCGGTATACTTGCCCGGCTGATTGTCGATGAACTGGAAGTCGTCGAGAAGGTATTGCGCCGTGGCAACGCCCGCCCATGTGACTTCGTAGTTAGTGACCGGGTTCGCGCTCGATGGCGACGGAGCGGTGATGTCCAGCCCGTTGTTCACGTACACCTCGATCGTGCTGGTGGTCTTGTCCAGTACCACTTCGATGTAGTACCACAAGTCCAGCAGCAGCACCGCCGTTCCGGTACCGCCCGCCGCCGAGATTTTCCCGTCAGTCTCGTTCCACGTAATCGTCGCCACGTCCTTGATGGTGACGAGCGTGTGACGTTTCCCGATCGCGCGGAAGGCAAAGCCAAACACGACCTTCGTGGCCCCGGAGGTGAACACGCGTTTCAGGCTGGCCGCGTCCGGCAGCGATACCGCCATCTGCGTAGCCACGCGCCCTTCCTCCAGCGTGGGCGTACCTGTCACGGTATACCCGCACTTGGTCAGCCCGTCTGTAACGTCAGACCAGCCGCGTAGCTGGTCAAATCCGTCCATAAATTTCAGCATAGTAACCCCTTTAAATTACTGAACGCACACCGAATTCGGCGGCTTCAATGGCGGCTCGATCATAACCGCTTGTGGTGAATTGCGCGTAACGATATTCCCAATTACGGCCGATATTCGACAGGGTAACGGTGTGACTGTCAATGTTCGCGATAATCGACACCGGGTCGGCAGTGGCCTTCCGGACTAAGGCGATCAGCCCCTGCGCCAGAATGGCCCCGTTATCCGGCAGTTTCGCCGTCGAGATAAACGAGTCATGGCGGTCATTCGTGCCAGTATAGATAAACAGATTTGCCAAGTCAGGCGGAAGACGGCCGACCATCTGGTTATGTGCAGCCGTCGGGTTAGGCCCGGCCACGCCCCATTCGGTGTCGCGGTCGCCGTCCGGCAGTCGTCCGCTAATCTGGATGGCCCCTAAACGGCCGCCGTCCTGCGCATACATGTCGTCGAATACTTTCGTGTCTTCCTTGTAGTTCGCATCGGCAGGGAACGCCGGGAGCATGTCGAACGGGTTGAAGACCATGCGCACAACGGCCGACGCTGCGAGGACGTCCGGCAGGGTGAAGGCCACGTCGGACTTCCCGTTAACGAATACCTCAATAACTTTCGTCGCGCGGTTCATCACGACTTCATAGTAATACCAGCGCGTCGGGATCGGCGTGACATACCCGACCTCCAGTTGGTCTTCGCCCGTCTGGATGGTGACAAGCGCCGACACCGGGTCAGTGTAGACAACGACATGCGGAACATCGCGTCCAGTGGCGTCACCGACCTTTAGCCCAAATAGCGCGCCACGCGCCTGCTGCTTGCACGCGAAGCCGATGGTAAGGGTGTCGCCGCCCCACGTCCAGTCGCGCTCGTAGGCGCTGTTCAGCGTGTACAGGCCGATGCTCGTCGGGAGGCGGCCAAGACCTGCCGAAATCGAGCCTCGAACCGTGTACCCGGCGAGCCGCATAAAGGTTCCCGGGTTAGACGTGTCCGTCGAACGGAACTGCTCATATCCATCAAAATAACTTGCCATGTGATCCCCTTAGACCAGTCCCATGCGAATTACGAAGCCAAAGTTTTTCATCCCGGCGACGGCTTCCTGCTGCGCGCGAACCGTCATGCGATCCCCGGCGGCGAAGGAAATCGGGTTGCCCCCGGCGGTGGTAAACGATGCGTTGAAGTTACCGATTTCCACGGTCATCGTTGCGACGTTCTGGCCGTTACGCTGCACGCGGAACTGGTAATAGGCCGGGCTTGCGCCATCGGCCATGTCGAACTGTGAGCCAACCATATTGGCAGGCAGATACATCGGGTCAAGGATCGGCAGATGCACGACGGGTTCATTCGCGTACATGCTGTCCGACACGGTCACGCCGATGTCGTACCATTTCGGCTTAACGCTCGGGTCAGGGTCAGGGTTGACCGGGTCTTCCCCGGTCGCCTCGTCAAGCCACGTCGTGCCATTGAACCACAAGAATTTCTCATAGGAACGAACGCGAGCGCGCCACCCGTAGCGAGGCGTGTAAAACGTCCAGACCTTTTCCACGTACACGGCCACATCGCCTTCATGCCCGGCCCACGCCCCCGTCGGGTTAGCCGCGACGACGTAGGTGGCCCCGTCCACCGCGTTAGGCGGCGGAGCGGAGAAGGTCAGCGATTCCAGTGTCAGGAATAGCGTGGTGTCGAGGAAGATTTGCGAGTCGGACATCGGGCCGCCCCAATAGTCCTCCCCGCGAATCCACCCGTAGGGTAGCCCCTGATTCGGGGCTGTCTTTTTCGGCATTATTCAGGTTCCTCGTCTGCTGGTGGAACATATCGGAAATCTGGCAGCGTCATCGCCCAACCGTGATCCCAACTCAATGACCAGCCCGGTACGTTGGTCGGGTCGATCGGCGGGTCTGGCGGAGTCGGCGGATCAGTATCCGGGTCTTCCGGGTCTACAGGCGGTTGCGGGTCTTCCGGTTCATCCGGCTTGGTCGGCTCGGATGGGTCGGTTGTACCCGGCTCGCTCGGGTCTGGACGATCCGGCGGCTCCGTAGGTGGCGTGGTACCGCCTGTATTGCCTCCGCCCGGCGGGTTCCACGGCCCATCGCCACCGCCCGGTTTCTGACCCGGAGGAAGTGGGAAGGACGGCACGCGCACGGTCATCGTGTATCCCTGCCAGTTCAGCATTCCATCACGAATCGCGTTGACGGTCACGTTTAACGTGGAGTAGCCGCCAGCGTCTTGCGCATATCCCGCCTGACGGCCCCAACGTTCAAGGTCGGCCGCACGCATGATGAAGCCCGCGTCTTCCGTGTCGAACTGAGACAGCAGCGAGAAGCCACTGCCGGACTGTGACCAGTACGCATAGCCGATACGTACGCGGTACTTCACGCCCGGTTCCGGGTTGATACCGACGGCGAAATGGTCGCGCGCCGTGTTTGCCTGAGTTACGCGGTTGCGGTGGGCGTACGTGCAGGCCACGTCTTTCGCTTTCAGGTTGTTGTACGGGTTGAAATCGTCAGCCAGTCCGCTCGCGGTATTGAAGAACGGTTGGCCGCCAATCATCATCAGGCCCGGCGGGTATGGACGCTTCGGACGGTACTGCATCTGCAACTGGAGCGGGTACAGCTTGCTCAACGGGATGTCGGTGCCGTAGGTATCCGGGCGAACGATGACCATTGCTTTTTCGTTGTCGCCGAATGCCATGTCGGAGTAGCCGAAGCCCACGGAGATCAGCCAGACCGGACGTTTGCTGTAGTGCTGCGCCGGAATGGTATCGGCCACGCCACGCCCGACTTTAAACGTGCGGCCGTTGACGGCAGTGATGGACATCAATTCCTGATCGATAAGCAGCAGATCGCCCACCTGCGCGCCCGCAATAGGAACGCCGTCTTTATCCGACGTCGGGTCAATCGTCACTTCGTCCGTGAAGAAGCCGAGGCCGACGGTCGTCATACCCCACGGTGTCCACGGCTGAGTCCCGGCGGAAGCGTAATCCGCATCGGCTTCATGCTTGGTGAACAGGGTGTACGAATCGACGGTACGGTCGGATGAACGTGCCACGTACGCGCTGACTTTCGACGTGTTCAGGTCACGGCCGTCGCGGGATAACTGGATGTACGGCGTTTCATACAGCAGCGTATCGAGCGGCGTAATGATGGACGATGTCTGCGTCACTTGGTGCGGCAGCAGCGCCACGTTAGGGCCACTCATGCTATCCGCTTCGCCGAAATCACCGCTACCATCGGCTGCGCGGCGAACTGCATCAGGGACGAAACATACGGGCCGTCCATCGGTGGCGTTGGCGGGTTAGGGTCGCTTTCCGGGTTGTACGGCTGCGCGGCGAACTGCATCAGGCTGGCGTCATACACGAACTGCGGCGGCTTTTTATAAACGCTGACCTTCATTTCGTAGTATTCCCAACTTTCGCGGCCACTGCGGACAGATGTCAGGCGGAGCGTCGCGAGCACCGGGTCGAACAGACTGGCTTCGACGTTCATGTCTGCCGCTGCGGTTGCATACGGCCAATTCCACGACGTGCCGTTGATACCGGATTCGGTGCGAACTAACGTGCCTTCCTGATTGTAGACGCGGATAGTGTACGTGGTACCCGGTTCTGGCCCGATGTCGCCGTCGGTGTGCGGCACAGGCTTATCCGCTTGCAGGATACGGTCGCGGTGCGCCCAAGTCAGGGTGTACGTGTCAGGCGTTTCCCCGGCGTTGGCCGTGTAGGTCAGCGCGGAAGGTACATACCAGCGTTGCAGCGTTGACGTCGAAGCGAGATAGTGCTGCACGTTGCCCGGCGGATAAGGACGGATTTGGCGGAAGTCCATATCCAGATGATCAATCGGCGCATCTTCAATCGGGAAGCGGCCACCGCCCAATGTCCACGGCAGGATCTTGATGTCGATTGATTCGTTGCCCGCGTACTTCTGCCAGTCGGTACCGCCGTCGTACGTCGTCACCCAAAGCATTTCGCTTTTCTGGTGGCGGAATGGGATGGTGTCGAGAACGCCGCGTGCCACGGTAATCACGTTGCCGTTGATGGCGTCGATGCGGACAAACTCTTCGGCGATTTCCATCTGCGTGCGTTGGCCGTCAAGAACAGGCTTGGCGATGCGCGCTACAAATCCGGGCTGAACATCGTCCCACATGTCGGTCATTTCGGACAGGATGATTTGCGTTGACAGGTAGTCGATGTCGGCGGCCAGCGATCCGAACGCGCCGAAGTCACCGTTGCCACGGATGTCGAAGCCGGATTCACCTTCTGCCATGATACCCATGTCATACGCGGCGGACATGTCAGTCGGCTTCTCGGCTTGCGAGTTGATAAACGCATCGTTAGGGCCGACGGCATTCAGTTCACCGTCCGGTAACTGCTGCACCAGATCCACGTACGGCATTTCGTACACGATGCGGCGGGCGATCGCGGGCGTCAGGTCAGGCTCGTATCCGGATGGCGGCTCGACTTGGTTGAACGTGTTTAACTGGAAGGCGAACTGGTCTTGCAGCGCGACAATCTTGATCTTGCCGTCCGGCAGCGTGCCGTCTTCAACGGTACCGACGCGGATAACAACTTCGGTCAGGCCGCGCTGTTTCGGGTCGCGCACTTTCAGCACGTCGCCCGGCTGCACGTTCCATGCCCGGCGGTCACAGATCACGGTGAAACGGCGGACGTGGTAGACGCGGCGCGCAAATCACGCTGTGCCACCTGCATCGCCAGTTTCCCGGTAGGGATGCCGAGGTATTCAATCGTGTTGCTGTTCAGACAGCCCTGATTCTGGATCTGCGCGAGATTGTGGCTACGCACCTGCTGGTCTTCGTCCATAATCGGGTTGTGGTAAGTCACGACTACTTCGTTAACCAGATTGGCCGGAGACGCGTTGGTCGCTTCCTGAATGGACAGCAGGCCGGAATCCGTGTCGAAGATCGGCAGCGTGTCGAAGTCGTAGTCCTTCCGGATCAACCGCAGGGACAGTTTGCCAGTCACTTTGCTGACGTACATCGCGCCGCCGATGTGGTCGAGGATAAGCTGCATGAACGATTCGAGCGTGTCCTGACGGTTCCATCGGATGCAAAGGCCGAAGTTCTCGTTAAACAGGGTGTCGGCTGCGAGGCGGAACGTCGTATCGTCGATGAGGTCGCGCGACAGACCACGGCCCCACTCGTAGTTCGACTGGCATTCGTACAGGATGTGCGCCGGGTTCATGGCATGGATTTCGTGCTGATTGCCCTGACCGTCGTACCCCTGCATCTTGACCAGACATTTTTCCGGATACCAGACGCCGCCAGTCCACCCGGCCGTAGAGCGGCGGGCCTTGAATTTCCACTGCTTCGGGTATGGGTTCATGGCGCAGATCAGGCCGTCGAAATACGCGGTAACGACACCACGGAATTCCGGCTGGCGGCCACCGAGCATGTTCTTTAACTTCTGGCTGACGGTCTGTGTCGGCGCGCCCATGTACAGTTCTAGCGGGCCATCAATGCCGCCTTCCGCCTTCGTGCCGCCGAACAAGTCTTCGCGGTTAATCTGGATGGTTGTGTTGCCAGTGATTGAGCCTGTCCACGCGGTGCGGTCGCCCACGCGGATCTCGACAATCTCATTCACCGGGCCACGGAAAAGGCCCATAAACAGGCCCATGTAGTATTTGTACCCAACCGTAATCTTCTTGGCTTTACTTCCCATGTGCGTGCGCCTCGTCCCATTCTTGTTGGGCCACGGCTGCGGCTTTACGCAGCAGCGGGTTTGCGGACTTCATGGCTTCCGCTACCGGGTAGCCTTCCCGTAGGAATTGTTCGAAGGTGATTCCGAAGCGCTCGGCCAAGCGCTCCGACCCGTTTTGCAATACCCGAGTTTCCGGGCATGGCGCATAAAGATGCGCGGCTGATCCTGCGGCTCGTCGTGTCTGCTCATTATTTTTTCGCCTGTTTCGCTTTAACTGCTTTGGTTCGGAAGTTGCCGAAGCCCAATACCTGCCAGTCGGCTGTCCACACCTCGCCGAATACCACGGACTGCGGCGTGCCTTCCTTCACCTGCGGGATGTCGAAGTCCTGAATTGTTGCTGGTTTTGCCGATGCAGGCTTCGGCGCGAGGGCCGCGTTAATCAGCACCGAGGCCACCAGCATAGCTAACGCCCACCACATAGCGATTCTCCTTAAAAGATTGGGTTGCCGTCGAACGGGGATCGGTCTGGCAGCGACGGGATTCCGCCGAAGTTCGCCAGATTGTTGAAGATGGTATCACAGGCCGTACTGGTGCGCGGGCATCCCGGGTAAGTCTTGAGGATGTAGCCCCCGGCCAAGCCGTCTACGGTACCAAAGATGGTAATGGTATTCCCGGTATGGGTTTCGATGCCGCGACGTTCCACGCCGTACACCGGATCTATCCACTCGATGAAGCCGCCTGCGAAATACCCGTCTGGCCGTGTGGCGTATGCAGCAGCCGTAACGGTACCCGCGCCAACGGTAAGGATCGTGGCATCCACGCGGAAGGCTTCTTTGTTAACGCGGCATTGGCCGTCATACAGCGCGTGCGGACAACCACGGCTCCACGACAGGCGCAGACCATTTCTGTCCATCGTGGCCGACAGGGTTGAACAGGTGACAGTTGCTACGGTAGGGTTTTCGCCCTGATTGATGCTATCGACGGTGCCGACATAACAGACCACCGGGTCGTATCGTCAAGGTGCATCCGTCGGATAGTCAGGGTTACGGGGGAGCCGGGGGGAGTCCCGATGAAGAGGCCGACGACGGGATTCGAGTTTGGCAGCGTCAGATTTAGCGCATCCGTCTTAGCCTCGCCCGTTTGTTTAATCCCGTCGTCGGACACTCCCATCGGTTCCCAAATGCTCCCCAGCGCACTTACTTTAGCGTCTGCGGAGGTATAACGCCAGTATTTATCCAGCAGGCGAAACTCGTACATAAAGACGGGTCTGCCGTTGTCGTTGGACGTCTCGATAATGTTGTAAGACATAATGCCCTCTTATGATAATGGTAAGGGCGTTGCAATCCTCCGATCGTCGAAAAACTTGAAGGTCAGAGAAACTTGACTTACGCCCGCCGAGTCAGTCAACCGTTTTATTTCGATTCCGTCAACATCTAATCGCGCTACGGGGATATATCCGATGCGCCGGACGTCGTTTCTGGACGTCGCCGGGATGGACTGTGACAGGAATAGCCACTCTTCATCCCCAACGATACGACTCGAAATGATGGTGGTCGGGATTCTGGTACCGTCGTACAGTTCGACCATGATGTCACGTTTCGTTTCCTGCGTCCCGCCGATGTACTGAGTATAACCGCAGCGTCGGACTACGAGCGCGCCGTCGGCCGGGTTGATGTCGCGGGACAGAATGAAGTCATTCGTATCGAGCGGCAGGTGGAAAGTCTTGGTGCGGCCACGCAGCGCGAACAGGATCTGCCGGAACTGACGGTCGGCGGTGCGGCCGTGGATGGTGTACGACTTTTTCACGGTGCCGTAGTTCTGGTTCCCCGGGTCAACAATGACCACCGGGCCGGACTGGTTGTCGAAATTGTAGGTCAGACGGTCAGACGTAATTTCGTTGGACGACCCCCAATCTTCCGGCATGACAAAGATGTGCAGCCCGGTACGGGTGTAGACCGGGAAGTCTGACCACGACGGCGTCAGGTCATAGTTCTCGGTGCAGAAGAACCGGACTTGGGTCTGTGACACGCTGTCAGTCATCTGCTGGCCGTTCATCGCCTCCCTGATCTGCGCGACGCGAACCGGATACAGACGCGTGCCTCGCGGCGTGTCCGACTGGAGGCCAAACGTCAGCGTCATATGCCCGGCGTCGATGTCCAGTCCGGCAATGATGTTCGTCTCATAGTCCCACGTCGTGCCTCGGTTGAACATGACCACGTCACCCACGTTGAAGTCCTTAACCCGGAACTGGCCGTAAATGTCCACCGACCCGGCAGGCGCATCGTTTTCCGTGGCCGTCATGTCATGCCACAAAGGCAGGAGTAGCGGCGACTGGCCGACGCCCGCGATAGTCGTATCGAGCAGCGTACGCTTTTCTTCCCAGCGCAGGAACGTCGCTTCAAACGAGCGACGCGGGTGCAGGCGGATCGGGCGACGCTGTTCTGCGCCGGACTCGGAGATCATGACGTCAGTTTGCCACTCGATGCGCTCGGTGACGCCGTCTTTCCAGTTCGGCAGCGGCAGGAACACCGGGTACGTCAGGCGCACGTCGTCGGAGTACGGCGGCTTCGGCCCCAATGCTTTGTCCGGGATTGGCACGATGTCGGCGATGAAATCGTTGGCCCGGCTAACCTCGACGGTCTGGCCGTCAAGGATTAACTGGTAGGCCATGTACGCCGGGGTGTCGGCCGGGACGTTTGAGTAGATGCAGTCGAAGCGGTACACGCCGTCGGCCGAGATAGTAAACTCGCCGCTGTTCGGGTTGGTGCCGATGGCCGCAGACGCGACGACGGCGTGATCGATAGACAGGGTGCCGGAGTCATCGACATACATGACGGCCGTATACGTCCCGGCTTTCAACTTCATCCACTTCGCCATGTAGTACGTCTGGTTGGCCGCAGCCTGACCGAAGACGTCCTGAACGTAAAGCTGGTACGCCCCGTTAAGGGCGTCGTAGATTGCTTGGTTAAACTGTTCGCGCGCGGGGCGCAGTCCGCTCAAAGCCATTGTTATTATCCCACTAAGTTTTTCACGTCGGTACGTTGCGTTGAAGAATCTGCATTACCGCCTTTTCTCCTTCCGGCGTGTTCATGGCTTCCGGTACTTTCGACCTGTCATCCACCAGCACGAAGCGAAGACCTTGTGGCGACTGCGCCGTCTGGCCGCCTCCGCGTGATTGGTTAAGCACGTTGTTCGGGTCATCCTTCGACAGCACCTGTTCGCCTTTTGCAGAATGGTCGGAACCTCGTCAGAACGCAAGCCCGGCAGACCGCCATCGTGGAAGCGCGGAGCATTCGCAAACATGGCCGGGCTGATACCACCCTTCATCTGCGTGCCGCCCGTTGTCTTGCTGCCGACGGTGCCGCCATTGTGTTTCGCCACGGTGCCGCCTAATGCAACGGCCGCCGAACCAATGCCACCCCCCATAGAGGCCAACGCGTTGAGCGCCATCTGCTGCAAGATTGCCATTGCGATCTTCTGCAAGAAGTCCGCGAAGAAACGCGCCACGGTAATGCCGAGGTTTGAGAACGCATCGCCAATGCTTTGCGACCCGGCCACGACCAACGCCATTTCGTCAACGATGGATGACAGCGCCGTGCTCATTCCGTCCAGCACGCCCTGAACGACAGTCGTGTCCATCGTCGTGAAGGTGCCTGTGACGTCCACCAGCCCGGCTTTGACGGATGCAATCTGCGCCATGATGCGGCTGAATTCTTCCGGCGACATCGTGTCTTTAATCTTCTGCGCGAAGACGTCAAGCTGCTCGGCCGACGACGCGATACCCGCATTCATGTTCTGATACAGCGCCACCGTCTGCGAGACGGCTTCGTCTTCCGAGATAATCCCGGCCTGACGCTTGGCGTTGATTTCGTCCAGCAGGTTTTTCTTCGTCTCCTGCTGCGCGTTTAACTGATCCTCAATGCGTTTCAGTTCTTCGAGTTTGGCCTGCGTGGTCGCGTATTCCAGATTGCGTTTGCGCAGGTCTTCGAACTGCCCGGCCAGATTCTGCCCGCCAGTCCCGAGTTTCTTCGACTTGGCGATCAGCTGATCGTACTGCGTATTGACGGCGGCCAGTTTAGCGGCCAGACGGTCGTCAAACGTGGCATTCGGGTCAATCTTAACTTCCTTCACGCCGACGGCCGCATTCAACTCGTTGTACTTGTTGATCAGCGCCTGTAATGCGTTTTCCTGTTTCTTGATGCCACCCGTCGTACGCTGCTGCGAATTGAACAGCGTCGTTTCTGCCTTCTTGCGCGCGGCTACAACGGCGTCGAGACGTTTGGTAAGGGCATCACCCTCCGAGCCGCCGATCGACTTAGCGCGGGCGTACTGCGGCGCGAATTCCTCGTCGATAATGGCAAGCGTCCGGACAGGCTTTTCCGCTGTTCCGCTTTACGCGACGCAACGTCCGCCTTCTTGGCCGCCTCTTCCATCTTGTTCAGTTCTTTCGTCAGGCCCGCAATTTCACGGCTGCGCTTCGTGACGCCTGTTCCCGGGTCTTGGGTAAACTGGAAGCCCTCGCCCTTCGTGATAGCGGCCATGTCGGCGGCCAGTTGGTTGACCTGCCCGCGAATCTTGTCAGTCGCATCGGCGTTCTTCGCGACCATTTCGTCGTTCAGTTTCACCCACTGCTTATTGACGTTATCCCAAATACGGCCCGTTGATTCGAGGAAGCCGCGCTGCTCTTTCGTCAGGTCGTCACCGATGGACATGGCCCATTCGGACAGCCCTTGACCAACGCCCGGGATCAGTTTCAGGACATCCGCGATCCACTTAATAATCGCCTGCGTGGTGTCAGCGAACATCGTGGTAATAGGGCGCAGCACCGACACCGCCAGATCGTACAGCAGCGCCGGGATGGATTCGACGACGGCCGCCAGTTGATTCCCGAGGTTCTTAAGTCCCGGATGACCGCGTTGACCGCCTCGCGGAATGTCTGCGACTGGTCATACATGATGGCACCGATGTCATAGGCCAGTAGCGCCCACCCGACAATCGGGATTAACCGGGTCAGACCTTTCAGCGCCACGCCGAGAAGACCGATAGCCCCCTGCGCCGTGATCATTCTGGCCGCTACACCTTCCAGCACCGTGATGATGCCCGCGCCGATTTTCGACAGCGTACTGAACAGCGGCAGCAGGTTTTTGAGGCCGGAGATCATGCCGCCGATGAACTGCACCACTTTCAGCCCTGCCAGTACGCTTAACGCGGTGATCAGCGTGCTCCACGTTCTCGATACACCACGTCACTGCGTCGGCCAACATGCCAAACGCCTCGCCGAGTTTAACGGCGGCCGCCCGGCCATCCTCGCTGTTCAGGAAGTCGGTGATCTTGTTAAGCATCTGCACGTACGCTTCGATAAAGCCTGCGTCGGCCAATGCCAGTTGAAACGCGTTCATGGCGTTGCGGGCGCGCGCTTCCATCGCATCGACACCTTTCTGCGCCGTAGCGAGTTGCGCGTCGATTGCTTTGGCCTGCTCGCGTGCGAAGTTGATAACCGCCTCGCCAGTGATTTCCCCGTTTTCCATCGCCTTCATCAGTTCGGCGGTGGTCATGTCCATGCCTTTTGCGAACAGCGCGAAGGCCGCCGGGAGACGTTCACCCAATTGGCCGCGCAGTTCTTCCGCATACACCTGACCCTTCGACAACATCTGTTCCAGCGCGCGGAATACGCCTTCCATGTCATCTTGTGACAGGTGGAATACACGGCCCGCTTTCGCTACGCTTTCGAAGATGAACTTTGAGTCCTGCAATGACAGCCCGACCGCCTTCGCGGATACGGCGAATTTCGTGTACGACTGCGACAGGGTGGTGATGTCGATCCCTAGCGTATTCGCCAGACCGACCATGTATTCCCACTCTTTGTTAATGGCCGCTTGGCTGTTACCCACCACGTTCGCAATTTTGACCATCGCCTGCTGACGGTTCTTGTACGCGTCGATCGCGCCTCCCGCCAGATTGATAGCCCCCTGAAAACCGACATACGTGGTCGTCAGCGCCAGCACTTCCCCGCGAATACGTTGCAGGAAGGACAGCGTGGTACGGCCCTCGTCGCGGAACAGTGACCACGCCTTCGAGCCGTCGCGCGCCGCTTGGCTGTTACGGTTGGTCGCGGTTGACAGCGTGTTAAGCGCTGCGGCCGATTGTTGGCTGGTGGTGATCAGCCGGGCTTCCGCATCGGACAGGTTACGCGTATCCACCTGCGCAGCACGTAATGCGGCTTGGGTAGACCGGGCGGCCGTAGCCGTGTTTCGCATGGCCGTCGCGGCTGCGGATAGCCGTTGTTGGGCGGCCTGCATCTGAATACCTAAAGCGCCCGTATCAGTTGTCGCGGTGCGCATCTGCTGTGCTAACTTGATGACGTCTTGTCGCGCTTGTTGGTATTCAGTGCGGGCGTTCCGAAGGGTTGCCACCTGCTGACGGTACAGGTCGATTTGCTGCGCCAGCGCCGAGACGGTTTTATTCGCCTCGTTGAGCATTCTTACTTTCTGAGCGACGTTCTCCACTTCCTTGCTATTGCGAGCCAGTTCTGCGGTAACGCCGTGTACCTGATTCTCAAGGCCGGACAGCGTGCGGCGCGCCGCTTCTGCCGGACTTACGATGGTCTGGATCTGCGTGCCTAGCGGCCCGAGTTGCCCGGTTGCCTGCTGCACCACGCGGCCGAGGGTTTGGTACCCGCGCGCCGTCGCCATCGCCTGATCTGCCTGCTGCTGCAATCCACGAATTACCTTCGCTTGTGCGGCGGCTGCGGCAGACGTTGAAATGATTTCGTCCTGACGTTCGAGGACACGGTTAACCTGCGCTACGCTGGTGACGATACCCGCTTGGGCCGCCCCAACTTTCGACGTCTCGATCCCGTATCGTTCGAGGTCGCGGGTAGCCCGGTTGACACGTTCGGCCTGAGTCGCTTCCGCGCGGGTTGCTGCTTCGACCTGACGCGTCACCCGGGCCAGCGCCCGTTCCTGTTTCTGCGTAACCTTCTCGGTGGAGTCGTAGGCTTTCTGGAGATCGGCCTGTTTCTGGCGGAGTCCTTCGGTCTTGGCCGTCGCCTCCGTCATGGCCTGATTCTGCCGTTTGAACACCTCGATCAGCGAGTTGAGTTTAAGCAGTTGGTTCCCGGCACTTTCCAGCTTTTTGTATGCGGCTTCCAGTTCACGCGTCGAGATTTCACCGCGCTCGGCTGCTTTACGCTGTTCGTCCTGCGCCTTCGCCATCTGCTCGATAGCATTGGTCACAGCCTTTAGGGGCTTCTGACTGTAGTCCCTCGCCCGGATTCGTAGCTCGACGTCTTTACTGTTAGCCATCAGATAATTCCTTGATTAGTTTTTTATACTCTTTCCCGCCTTTCTTGCCGTTGAGTACAGCGCCGATACAGGACTGCATCAGTAACTTTGGGTGACATAACCCGCGTTTACCCGGCGCTTCGCGATTTTCGTTTCTGACCACAAATATCCTAACGGGTAATGCCGGGCGGCCGGGTGTCCCTCGGACATGAGGAAGGACACCGTGGCACGAAGGTTATTGTGGAAGTCGAGAACTATTTCGCGCTTTGACCGGGTTTCGACCCCGCCTCTTCGCCCTTCATCTTGCCGATCTGCTCCATTACCTGAGCGAACATTCTTTTTACTTCTTCACGTCCGAGAACGTCAGACCAGCAATCTTTTTCAAGGCGTCGAACTGCACCAGAAGCGGCAGCGTCTGTACCTTTTCCAGTTCGGCTTCTTCGTCGGCGGCCAGCGCGATGACATGTGCCACCAGCCCCGGCGCGTCCGATACCAGCGACACAGCGAAACGCCCCGTAGCGATGGCCGTCAGGTCTTCCCCGGCAGTCTTCTGGTACAGGTCGAACAGGCCATCAAGGTCGTGATAGTGGACGCGGATGATTTTGGAAATGTCGTGGAAGGAAAGCCCACGGACGTTAAACGAGCCAGCCTTTTTACCGTGTCTGGCCGGGATGGTGATTTCTTCGATTTCTGGTGCGTAATCTGCTAATGACATTTGACGGATCTCCTTTGCGCTAATCCGTCGTTAATGTAGCACATACTTGCAGATAAAAGAAAAGCGCCCGAAGGCGCTTTATCAGTTTGGCATGTATTACGAGAAGGTAATGGTACCCGTCGTGGCCGCTTTGCCATTCGCCAGCGTGGCGGTGACAGTCGCGGTACCAGCGGCGGCACGGTTGACGGTGGTGGTCGCCGTCCCGGTAGCCCCGGTCGTCGCGCTGTTAGGCGTAACGGTCGCACCGGAAACGGTGGTAAACGTCACTGCATCACCCTGAACGGCTGTGCCTGTGCCGTCACGGACAGTCACCGTACAAACGACACCTGCGCCACCGGATGCGGCCGAGGTCGATGCAGGCGAGATCTCGATGGTGCGTTGCGAGGTCGGGTCAACCGCTGCGGCCGCTTCGACGATGTCGATGTAGACGCGCTGCGTGATGTTGTTAAGCTGCATGGCCTTGAAGGTGAAGGACATGACCTGCCAGTCGTCGCCTTTCAGTGCATAATCGCCGTCCGGCGCGATGGACACTTTCGGGAAGTAGTAGTTCTTGTTCAGACCCACCGGGTTATCGGAGATCATGCGCAGCGCGCCATACACCATGTTGGACTTGCCGATGACCAGCGTACGTTTCTGCGCATCAACGTCGTACTGAACCGCGATCTGCACGTTGCCCGCGAGGTCGGCTGAATCCGGCTCGATGTAGATGCGGCCAGCTTCCAGATCGATTTCGTAGTTACCAGCCGGGTTAACGACCGTGGCCCCCACGATAGAAGTGATGTCGCCTGTACCAACGGAAATCGCGATGGACGCGTCAGCCTTGACCATCTGGAAGTTGGTCACGCTGCGAACACCCGTCGGGTTATCGTCAGTGGTGCCGAGTTGATAGTAACGGCCGCGCATAATCGGGTTGAACACTTCTTTCGCGTCAGTCTGCTGCGTCTGAGTGGTGTTCGATACTTCACCGAGGAACCACAGCGCGAGGTTATCCGCGTTGATGTTGTCACAGGTGAAGGTACCGCCCTGAGACGCTTCCAGCAGGACGGACGCATCCATCACGCGCATACCGTGATCAGAAGAGTAGTGATCCAGCGTTTCGGAATCGGTGTTGATGGTGAATTCCGGCGTGTTACCGAAATACATTTCACCTGTCTTACGGTTAGTGCCGTCTTGGAATCGGTCAAAGTAGACCGTTCCGCGACCTACCACGTAGTTATTCTGGTAGTTATCGTTCATTCTGTTTCTCCTGTTAAGGATTCCTAATGTCCACTTTGAGTCCTACCCTAACAGGTAGGAAGAAAAACGCCGTATCGGACAAGCCGTCTTCTGGTGGTCTGACAACGGGCTGCGCGAGTGTGAGTTTAGCAATCTTCCCACCCAAGCGGTAGAGGGCTGGATACATCGGTTGCCCCTGCTCGTCCTTCGCCACCAGCATAGCCAGTCTTTTTTCCACCTCGGCCAGCAGTTCGTACGCCGGGTCGGTCGGGTTTCGCGGGTCATCTTTGACCCACCCCTGTACCAGCAGCACCCAATCGTCCATGCGTACGGTCTGTTCCTCGTTGGCAAAGCTACCGTAGTCGGTGGCCTTCGCTTCGAGGATCGACACGATAGGCAGGCGGGCCGTGAAGTCCGCCCCAAATCGGTCGCGCCCGCGATACACTTTACCTTTCAGGTCATAAGCGTATCCGTTTGCAATGGTGATCTGTTCAAGGTGCGCTGTCAATGCTTTAAGAATGTCAAGCCTTTGACTCATTTAGACAGCCTCGCGAAATTACGGTGGAATTCTGCCGCTACCATGTCACCTATCTTCGGCGCGACCGTCTCGGACACTTCCGCGAAGACCTGATCTACCGACGGCCCGTACAGCAATGCGACGCGGCCCGGTACGAGCCATGACTTGTGCTGCGAGCGTTTGTTAGATAAGGATTCCCCGGCGGAAAGCCGTACGGCCAGACCGATGTTATAGTTGTCCTCGGTAAGACTGGCCCCTTTGTTCAGGCGCACCAGAAACGCGTTTTTCAGGTAGGTGGTCTTACCCTTCTTCACGCGAACTTGTACGCCGCCGCCCCGTTTGCTATTAGCGACCATTGCCCCGCCAGTAACGAAACGGGCGAGGCTGGTGGCGCGTTTACGCCCGGTAATGACGGCTTCGAGGTTGGTCTGAGTGGCGCGCTTAGTTAGCTTTAGGCGGTCTGCGTTGAGATAGCCGGATGGAAAGGCGATCTCGTCGGTCATCGACTTCTTGATAAGGGTCATGCCCTTGCCAGCAGCCACGCTATTAATCGCCATGCGGATCGAGTTGTTAGCGATTTCCGGTACCTGTTCCAGATACTCCTTCAACTCGTTGGAGCCAATCGCTAACACGTTAACAGGCATCAGTCGGCCCTCGCCACCTGCCAGACGACTTCCACTGGCCCGACGATGGGTTCTTGCGTTTTGAGAACCAGACGGGCGTTCTCGTAGCCCTCGGCCGTCATTATGATGCTATCGCCTTCGGACAGCACCACGCCTTTGACGGCCAGTTCTTCACGCGTGAAAATGATTCGCTCGACGCCCTCAACGATGTTCGCGTATCCGCCGTTTTCAAGATCGCCCATGATAGCGATTTTGTTGTGCCAGCGGACGCTAAGACCTTCGACGATGACGTCCTGCGAATAATTCTCGTAGCGAGCAGGTACTGACAGGGACGCGTGTACGTCCCTGCGAGCCTTCGCTTTAATTGCTGCGAAGTTAGAAGCCATAATTAGACTTCGTCTTCCGCGCCAGACTTTTATCGTCTTTGGCGTTTTTTTTAGCACCGTCAGCCTTCTCGTCTTTTTTGGACGTTTCAGCTTTCGCCTGCTGCGCTGCGGCTTCCTGCGCTGCCTGATTTTCCACGTCAACTTCCATCACCGGGCGGCCGATGGCATCCGGGTTGATTTTGTTGATGCTGTCCAGTTCGGCTTGTTTGAAATCGAAGATCTCGCCGATGGATGGTTTGATACGCGCGCCGTCGCGGTAAACGATGACGGTCTGGAGAACTTTACGTTTTGGCATGGCTCTTTCCTCAAAGCGACCCGCCCGGTACAGGCGGATCGTAGGTTTGAATTACGGGTTATTAGGACATCACGGTCAGCAGGAACGACGCGTTCGGGTCTGCTGGAACCATCAGTGGTGCGCCCTGAGACATCAGGTATTCCACGCTCGGGTCTTCCTGATCCCACATTTTCGGGAAGTATTCAAGCGCCTGATAGCCCGCGCCTTTATCCAGAATAGCACCGAAGCAACGTACGCCCTCGATCGCCGAGGAAATACCCATTACCGCTTTCTGCTTCATCAGGAACTGTTCTTGGTCGTTCTGGTCGCGGTATTTCTGAGTGTTCACCCAAATACGCATACGGCCAGCACCGTTAGCCCCTACCAGTTCGCCCATGTACTGAACGCCTTCCACGTCATCCCACAGGCGGGTAACGTTGGTTTCAGAACCACGGATGGTCGAGTCCATCAGGCCATCTTTGCCCCACAGGTCTTTGCCGCCGACCTTGACGAACTGATCCCAAGCGTCTCCGCCGAAGACGTAGTCGCGGATCACGGTGCCGGACATAGACTTATCGGACACCAGACGTTGACCATCGCGCAGGTCAGCAATCATGTCCATCAGGGTGACGCCGCTGGCAGTCCAGTCGGTAGTCATAGTCAGCGCTGCATCACGGCCGAAGTCTACACGCACCAGCGGGTAGTCCTGACCCTGAACGTCAACGTAACCATACTGCGCAGCCTGCGCAGCCATCCATTCCCACGTATTTTCGTGCATGGCGCGGTGTTTCATCAGCAGATATGCGATGACACGGTCGCGGCGCTGCGCGATAGACAGGGTGCCAGTACCCAACGCTTCACCCGGCTGACGCGGGATGATCATGTTAGGGTCGATGACGTGTTTCGGCTTCACGTAGGCTGGTTTAAAAGTCTTCGTGTTGTAGCCGCTTTCTTTGATCACGCGGCCCTGTACGTTCGGTGCAACGAACGGAGCAACGCGGGTTACGTCCTGAATAACTTTATCGAAGGCAATCATGTCTTCCTGAAAGTTAATCTGGCGCGGGAACCATTGCAGGAAGAACGCAGGCAGCGTTTTCAGCTTGCGCTGTACTTCGAGCAGTTGGTAAGTAGTGTAAAGTCCAGCCATTTGCGCTGCTCCTTAGTACAGATTGCCGATGTGAATGTTAGTACGGTCAAAGACCGCCTGACGTTTAACGAGCGTATCAACGGTCGCAGGCCAACCGAGGGCCGCGTGGTTGAACACCCCGCCAATGTAGTACGGCACGTTCTGGCCGGACTTCGCTGGCTGTGCTGCGATACCGATCGCCGTTGCTTCCGGAGCGTCAGCGGTAGTCGGGTCGTACGGCACCATCGCGCCAGCGGCGTTCTTCGCGATAACCTGATAGATCGCGATGTCAGCGCCAGCGGCACCGCCTCGGTCACAATATCGGCTTCGCCTGCGAAGATTTGGGTTGGCTCCCAAGAGCCGAGGTCGCCATTTCCCGCCAGATAGTTAGGCAGGCTGCTCGCGGCCATCATAGTCAAAAGATTCATCCGAAGATCCCCTATTACTTAGCCATGTTAGAGCCAGCTACAGCGGACATTGCCGCCATCAGGCCAGCCGTTTCTTTCGCGCCTTCCTGCTCGTTGCCAGCGTCGGCACCAGCGTTAGGATGGTCAGCATTCGCCATCACGGTATCGAACGGGCTGTCACCCTTCGCTTCGGTGCCCGGTTTACCCGGCGCGGCAGCGTCAGGGGCCACGGTGGTGACTGCGGCTTTCGGTTCTTCGGCGGAATTGGTCAGCATCGCAGTAGCGTCTTCAACGGACATATTCGTGTTGAAGGCGATATGGTTTGCCAGTTTAGTGCGGTTAGCCGCTGCATCGCAGCCCATGATCCCGGCAATGCGGGTTCGTTCGTTGGTCGCCGCCTCTGCGCGGGCTGCGTCCATTTCTTCTTGCGTAAAGCTCATTGCGTTCGCTCCTGAGTGATCCGGGCTGTTATCGGACGGCCCGTTGAGGAATTCGGTAACAGCCTTCGAAGGCGTGATACCGCGTCAATTAGACCGATTGACATCGCTTCACCAGCGTTATAGCACATCGCTTCGGTGTCGCGCACCACTTTCGGATCTAAATCCCTGTTTTGAGCGACAAGATTGACGAAGTCGGTGCGCATTGAATCCACGCTCGCTTGCCAGTCTGCTCGTACTTCATCGCTCATTGGTTCGTACGGGTTGCCGTCGGCTTTGTGCTCCCCGGACTTAATGATATTCACGGTGATACCGATGTCCGCCAGCATCTTCGACATGTCGATGTGGAGGGCGATAACCCCGATGCTTCCGGCACCGCCGGATGGCGTTACAACGATTTTATCCGCTGCGCTTGCCAACGCATATGCCGCAGAATAGCAGTTTGAATCGACAACCGCCAGCGAAGGTTTCTCGCCGCGTGTATCAAACATTTCCTGAGATAACTCGAAACAGCCCGCTGCTTCCCCGCCGTTCGAGTTGACGTCGTAGATAATCGCCTCTACATCCGGGTCGGCCAGCGCTGCATTACGCTGACTGCGGATAAAATTGTAGCCCGTCACGTAGCCGTAGTAATACCCGCCATAGCGGTTAATCAGGGTGCCGTGAATCGGGATGATAGCGAGGCCGTTGGAGAAGGCGAAAGGTTTGTCCGCAGATGGTCGGCCAACGCCATACGCTGCACACAGGTTTTCGCGCATCTGCTGTTCAGCGCGTTCCTGAAAGTCTTCATCATCACAGGACATCATTTGCTGCATGTTGGTCAGCAGTGTCGGGTCATTCTCGCGAATGGCGATCGGCTGGCCGTTCATACGACTGAGCGCCATTGAGACGCTCGCTCTTACGTGGTTGCTCATTCCTTCGTTTCCTCTTCGTTGTTGTCCGAGCCAGTGCTGCCAGTTGAACCGCTTGCCTCCGTCCCTTCGACCATCTTGCCGGAGAAATCAAGGCCCAAATCTTTGATGATGCCTTCTTCGCGGGCGCGCTGTTTGAATACTTCGCGGAAGTCGCCACCGAGGCGGGCGATTTCTGCTTCGTACGTTGACAGGCCATTCTTGATGCGAAGGATAGCGGCTTCGGTTTCTTTCTTCTCGTCGATCTGGCCGCGACTCGCACCGATCCATTCTGCGTTACAAAGTGCGTCACGTTTCATCGGGTCGTAGAAGTCGCGCCAAGTGAAGCCCGGCGGCAGTGGAACATTACCAGCGTTAACCTCTTCTTCCAACCACAACGTATAAATCATCGACGCGAAACGGTCGGCTACCAGCTTTTTACGGCTTTCCATGTACTTCCACGTTTCAGCCATCGAAGCGCGGGCAGAAGAGTAGTTCGTCTTCGTATAGTCGCGGCTGAACTGCTCGTACGAAAGGCCGAGTGATGCGGCGATGTTCCTGAGCAACGATTCTTCATAATCGGTTCCGACTCCGCCCGGCGTTCCTGCGGGCTGCATTTTCAGTTTCGTACCGGGGAACAGGTGCGGGATTTTCGCCCCGTCGATTGCGATGTTTTTCGATCCGGCGATGTACTCGGCCAGACTCCCCATGTAGGTTTCAGGATGTCGCCGAAAGGCGTCTGTCCCATACCCATCTGATTGAAGACCACGTCCGACGGCAATTCGGATTCGATGGCAGCAGCGTAGGTCGCGTTGACGATGGCGTTTTGCAGTGTGACTTCCTGAAAGTTTCGGGTCATCTTCATCTGCTTTAACGCTGCGACCATTTCGCTGATACCGCGAGTCTGGCCCGGCAGCAGCGCTTCAATGATGTGGATCATCCGACGTCGGCCCAATCGAAGCGTGCGGGCTGATATTCCCATCGCCATTGTTCGAGGTCAGTCGGGTCGCCCGGGAACGCCTTACGCAGCCAGTAGCCGATCGGCGCACCCATTTCATCCAGTTTGACGCCGGAGCGCAGATACTTGTCGTCCATGATGTTGTCCGGGTTGGACAAACGGTATGGCGAAATCATCTGGATCGCTGTGCCAAACGGACGGCGCTGCATACGGGTTCCCTTCGGCTTCATCCACTCGCACGACGCCAGAACTTCCCCGGTCATGATGAAGCCGCCAACGGCCAGACGGACAAGCCCGGTCAGCGTGTTCATCCGACGGGCATCGAACCAGTTTTCAGGAGACTCGGCCACCATGTTGAAGCGAGCCTCGACTACCTCCTGAAATTCATCCGCCCAACCTTCCGGCGCGCGAGAACCAGCGAATTCGGTTTCGAGTTGAGTTTGTACTGCGAGCCGACCACGCTGTCACGGTGGATCGCCACCGCGCCGAACGCGTAGCCGTCGTTCTGTACGATGTCCTGCGCACGCGAAAGCGCCAGCGTACCGTCTTGGGCGATCTGCTGGTCTGGTGAAATGACGGCAGGCGTCCAGCGGAACATTTCACGCGTGTTCCGTTCAGCCCCCTCTAAGCCGCCACCGAGTGCCGAAGGATTCTGCGGCGTGGCGTCCAACGTAGCGACGTCGGCGGTCTTTGCCGCTTTCTTCGCCCGTTGTGTAGTGCTTCTCTTTTTCTCGGTCATGGGAATAAGAATCCTGCTGGTGAACTTGGTAGGCCCATGAAGGCCGCGCAAGGGTTGTCCGAATTAATCGCGTTTTGCAGTCGAACGATGTAGGCCCATAGGCTTTGTCGGTTCGCTGCGGTATATTCCACGCGTTCACTGTTCTGATCCACCACGACGCGTACCGAGCCGCCGAGGTTTAATTGGTGGTACGCATCCATCGCTTCTTTGAGCATGAGGCGATATTGCGCGCGGCATTCTTCTGGTGTCATGGTGGTTCTCCTATGCTAACGCCATTGCGAGTTTCTCGAAACTGTATTCGGTATCTTTCGGCGCATCAATAGGTTCATCGCTCGGCGGTAAAATAACCATGCTGTTATCATCCCACTCCGCCGCCCATGATGGCGGGTTGTCCCAATCTATTTGTTCAATCCCGAGCACCCGGCCGCTGACGCAAATACCCAATAAATAATACGCCAAGTCCCACGTTTCGTTTCGGGCGTGCGCCGGGTTGTGCCAGCCTTTCTCGTCACGCGTCTCCGTACACAGTTCGGCGAACACCGCGTCGCCCATCCAGTCCGGAATGTGGTACATGCCTTTGCCCGGCTCCACGACATCCAGTCGGCCGTTCAGGCTGTCTTTCATCACGTTCGAGTTAATCATCAGCACCGGAACGTCGCCGCGTGCAATGGCCTTCTTGTCTTTCTGGTTGGAGTCCGGGAGCGCCACGCGGGTACGCGGGTTGTTCGCTTTCGGGTCGCCCTTCACCAGACAGAAGCGCCCGGTTTTCCCTTCCTTCCGCAGTTTCCGGAAGAATTCGTACGCGTTGCCAGTTACCCCGGCTTCACCGCCGGAGTCGCACGCGGTCATCTTGATCGGAAGCGAACGGCCAGAATTATCGGACAGCGGGTACGTCTTGTTCATCACTTCGGTTTCAATGAGATCCCAATCTTCGAGGTATGCGCCCGGGTGCAGGATTTTCGGGTCGCCATCGTCATCGAGGCGGCGCGATTTCGTGATATTGAAGCGGTCGATCAGGTAGGTGTCGAACGGGTAGCCGGGGGCCACGCCATGCACCGACACTTCAAAACTATGCTTCTGCACGTCCACCGTGGCCGCCAAGAAACGCACGTCCTTCGGCACCGTCTGTTCCGGCCACTTCTCGGCGCGGGCTTTCAGCGCTTCCGGACGCGTACCGTCTCGATAGCCTTCGGCACGTACGGTTCGCCCATATCGTTGTTCCAGAATTTCTTCAAGGACTCTTCGGACATCGTACGCTCGTAGTCATCCATCGCATCGAGGTAGTTCAGAACCAGTTTCTGCCATGTGATGAACGCGGCCGCCGTTCCGCGAAGCCAGAAGGACGCGAATGACGAGCGCATCGGCACCCCGGCCAGTTGGCCCAATTCGTTGACATGACATCCTTCCGGCACCCACATCCCCCACAGGTTCATTTCGTATTTGTCTACCGGATCGATTTCGCACCCACAATGCGGACAGACCATGCGCACCGTCTCGGACTTTTCGAGGTTGGTAAGCGGATTGCCGTCGGCGTCTTTCGTGCTCCACTTCAAAAGCTGGAAGGTGCCTTCAAAATACTGGTCGCAGTGCGGACACGGCCATTTCCAGCGTCGGCGGTCGCCACGGTTGTATAACCCGACAATCCCGTCGCATGGCGGGGCTTCGTGTGGCGTACGCTTAATCCAGTTCGGGTCTTTAATCGGACGTGATGGCGAGGACTCGGCCGCACACATGGCAAACGACCCGAAGGTCGTCGTACGTTTGATGCGAGGTCGAAGGCGTTACCGTCGCCGCCGATGTCGTCGTCGATACGGTCGTAGTCGGTGATGATAATTCGGCCAACCGGACGGCCCGCCAGTTCGGTCACAGACGGGTAACTCAACGTCAGGATGATCCCGGTAACGTAGTGTTTGTCGAATTTGTTGTCGGCGTCTCGGTTCTTCATCAGCATTTCGCCCACCTTCGGGCTATGGCGGTGAAGACGGTCTACACGTCGCATTGAGAAGTCACGCGCTGCCGTTGACGTCGGGCAGTAGATCATCAGATCCATCGGGTCAACTTTCACCGAATAGACAATGCTATTCAGGATCAGCGCATCAGTTTTACCGGACTGTGCCGGGCCGACAAAAGCCATCTTGTCGTACGCCCGGCTGTTCATCATGTTCATCGGCTCGACCATGTACGGCGTCGTCGAGTTAAGCCAATCCCCGACGTATGCGCCGGGTTGGTTGACGTAGCGATACTTGGCGGCCGCGTCGGCCACCGTCATGCGCATTGGCGGCCGTAACTGCTCGGCCACCGAACTGATAATCTGCCCGATGCTCTTAAACTTCATCGTCGTCCACCTCGTCGCCGTTGAACTTATCGATCAGCGCGCTCGACAGGTCGTTCAGCATGGCGTCAATGGATGACGTGATGACCTGACGTTGCGGCTCGCTGAGTCCGGCCTGACGCGCCAGCGTGTCGGGAATGAGCAACATCGACATGCGGAGCACCTTCACCGCCTCGCCGAAGTGCTCGATCACCTTCTCGGTTTCCCACAGGTTGCCCGCTTTGATGTCGAAGTCCTGCTTTGCGCGCTGCCCGGCCCAAAACTCTTTCGACAACTCCTTCGGCAGATCCTTGAAATTCATGCGGCGCAGGTACGTCTCAACGTCGTACAACGGCTTAACTAGGTACGGGGCCACTTCGTGTACCGCGTAGATCGGGTACCCGCCGCGCTCGCCGACTGGCGGGACGTCCATGATTTTCGGCGTGATGTCCCGGCGCTCCATGCGGAACAGCTTTGCCAGTTGCGTGATGTTGCAGCCTGAAAAATCATCGCTTCGGTGTCGGCGTCCGGCGCATTAGAGCGGCGATTCCGGGTTGCCAGTGGCGCATTACTCTTCGTCATCCCATACCCCTTTATTTTTCGATTTCTTGCGGCGTTTGATGCGCCCTTTGATGCGTTCGAGCAGTTCGAAGAACGCGTCCTGCACGTCCTCTTTGTCGTTCAGCGCCTGAATCACGACGTCGTCCGCTGTCTCGGCCAGAAGCCCGTTCGGTGTTCGCAGCATGGCTTTGAACTGGTAGATCGTAACCGGGTACTTCTGGCCCTGACGGTGAAGTCGGCCGTTGAATTGCAGGAAGCGTTCGAGTGACCACGGATTGTCGATGTAGACAATCACATGGCCGCCGTGCTGGAGGTTTAAACCGTGTCCCGCCGATTGAGGGTGCGCGGCCAGCAGGCGAATCTTTCCGGCGTTCCACTTTTTGATGCACTTGCCGTCATCGTCCATGACCACCAGACCTTTAAACCGCTCTTTCAGTCGTTCGAGGGTCGGCTTGAAGTGATAGGCGATCAGCACGTTTTTATCCGCCAGCGTGGTTTCCAGTAATTCTTCCAGCGCATCGAATTTCAGGTCGTGCAGCCTGTACGTGTCCTTCTGCTTGATGACCTTGTCGTCTTCCGTGATGCCGACGATTTTCGTGTCGTAGATGAAGCCCGAGCACATCTGCAATAACTTCGACTGCAAGGATGCCGCCTGCTCCGCCTCGATCACAATTGGGTCATCCAGATGTTCGTCGAAATCTTCCGGCATAATCTCGACAAGGCTTTCTTCCTCCATCATGCGGTACCGCTCCGCCGTCTCCCCGTCTAACTCGACCGGGACAGGAACGAAATTTGGTTCGTGCATGTCAAGGTAGTCTTCCGCTTTCATGACTAAACATATATCAGAAATCTTCCGAATAATCTCGTCTTCCGCGCCGGGGCGCAGTTTCCACTTGAAATTGTATCGGTTCTGCGTGAAGTAGTTGTCCTGATAACCCCCGATGGTGGAGCCAAAGCGCTCGCCTTCGTCCAGCAGGTAGATTTGCGAGAAGATACCCATGTACCCCTCGGCCGCAGGCGTGGCCGTCAACTCGACAATGCGTTTGATATACTTGCGCACCCGGCGCAGCATTTTGAAGCGCTGCGAGGTGTGGGATTTGAACATGCTCGACTCGTCCAGCACCACGGCATCGAACGGCCATTTCGTTTTGAAATGCTCGCACAGCCACGCGATGTTATCGACGCTGACCGTGTAAAAATGGCAGTCCTTGTTCGCGGCCGCCGCTCGCTCTTTGGCGTTCCCGGCGATAATCGACATCTTGTAGAAGCACAGGTGGCCCCACTCGTCGAATTCAGTCGGCCACCCGGTACGGGCCACTCGCTTCGGCGCGACGACGAGCACTTTGTTAATTTCGCCGTCCGCGATCAGGTCGAGCATGGCCGTACCTGTCATGACGGTTTTACCCAATCCGAGGTCTACGAACATGCCGCAGTACGGATGGTCTTTGATGAACTGGACGCCTTCGTCCTGATAGTCGTGCATGTCGCTGCGGTTCAGTTTAACCGTCCGCAGGCAGTACGCGAGCGCTCTACTCAAAGGCGATAATGTAGTTTTTAAAGTCTGCAAAATTGTCCACCCATGTCACGTTTGCCCCGGCCTTACGCATTTCCTTATGGCGGTGATACTGCTGCGCCGTTGGTTCTTCGCCGGGGCGTTTGAATTCGATAAAAGCACAATGCCGCCACGGATCAGCACGCGATCCGGGACGGCTTTTTGCCGGGGGCGGTGAATTTCGACACCCACCACCCGCGCCCCTGCGCGTATTCGCAGCAGCGCTTTTCGACCTTCGATTCTCTGATTATCGGCTCGGCCATGTTAATCCTTACGGTAGAAATAGCCTTCCCACCCGGCAGCGCCAAGCGGAAGCCCTTCGGCCCACGGCAGTTCGGCCGCCATGCAGGAGATCAGGTCATCCACGGTCAGCGGGCTGTCTTCCGGCACTTCGGTTACGATTTCATCGTGGATGTGCATGACGATGCGGAAGCCCATGCGGTGCGCCTTTTTCAGACCTTCGGCGAGCACGTCGCGCGCCAGTGCCTGAACGATGTTTTCCACCAGCTTACCGCCGTGGCTGTAGATCTTGCCCCACTTGGTACCGCTGCCTTCCACCTTGCCTTCGTACTGGAAGTTGGTCTTTGTGTACTTCTCGCCTTTCTTCGGCCCCTTCTGAACCGTCATCTGGCGCTCGACCAGACGCGGGCGGAAGTAATACATTTTGCGGCCAGACGGCAGGCGGATGGTCAGGAATGGCTTCGTGTATTCGATGACCAGACAGCCCCACACGACGGCCTGACGGGTACGGATAACCTTGAATACCGCGTTTTCGAGGTCATACCATGCGCGCACAATTTCCGGGCAAAGGTCGCGGAACGCCTGTACCGACTCTTCGGCTTCTTTCTGCGTCATGTGTACGCCCATATTTTCGGCGTAGCCCCACAGTCCGGTCTTCTTGCCATTCTCGTCCATGTGGCCGCCGCCGAGGCGATAGCCCGCGCCGAGGGTAGCAGGTTTGGCTTTTGGGCGGTGTGGCTTCGTCTCTTCGTACGGCAGGTGCAGCCAGTGAGCCGCGAAGGAGCGGTAAAGGTCGTGCTTGGCCGCCAGCGTGTCCATGAACCATTTGCAGTCCGTCAGCCATCCGATAACCACGGATTCGATGGACGACAGGTCGGCAACAATGAACTTGTAGCCCGGCGTCGGGATGAAGGCGGAGCGGATGCAGCCCACCAGCGCGTCCATCGGCTCGCCAACGTACAGCGTCAGCGCATCAAGGTCGCGCTGGTGGATCATCTTGTTGACGATGGACAGGTCGGTCACGTCCTCGATCAGCTTCGGCGTTCTCGGAAGGTTTTGGGTCTGGATACGACGGCCAGCCCAACGGTTCGTACGGCTCGCCCCGGCGAATTGCAGCGAGAAGCGAAAACGGCCATCCTCACCAGCCGCGTCAATCATGGTCTGGTATTTGGACAGGGAGTTTTTCGCGCTGTTCAGTCGCATCCGCAGCACGCGGATCGCTTCCGGGTCAACGCCGTTTTCATCGGCTTCACGGATGACCTTGTTTACGGTGTCGCTGCGGAGGTCGCTGAACGGATAGCCGCGCTCTTTGAGCCACGGTGTTAACTGCGCCGGGGAGTTTGGGTTGTTCAGGCCAGTGATGTCGGCCATTTCTTCGATAATCTGCGGTTTGCGCGCTTCTGCGAGGGCCAGCGCCGAGTACGCGAATTCGCGGTCAATCATCACGCCTGTGTCGTTGATGAACTGATCCAGCGCGTACATGTCCCACTCGGCGTCCAGTACCGGGTACCGCATCAGGCGCGCTTTAATCGCCAGTTCGGTTTCACGTCCCGGACGTTATATTTGCAGAAGTGCCACCAGTCTTCCGGGTCGGTCGCTTCGTTGCGCCACTCAAACGGATTTTTCTTCGTGACGCGCTGCGGCTTGCTGAACAGGTCGATCAGGCGCTTGCCTTCCGGGTCTTTCAGTTTATCTTCCGGTAAGCCGATTTGCGTGCCGACGGCCAGAAGGTCGCCCGCGAAGCCGAGCATGTAGGCCAGTGCCATCGTACAGCGCCACGCTTTGTACGGGGTCTTGATGCCGAGAACGCGGCGGGTCATCACGCGTTCGAACTGCGCATTAAAGGCCCACTTCTCCACGTCCGGGTCTTCCAGCGCTTCACGCAGTTCGCCGGGCAGCTTTTTGCCTCGGTGAAGGTCTACGTGCTGCACCGCTCCGCCGTTGATAGACCATGCGCCCATCAGCACTTTCGTCGATTCGTCATTCGAATAGCGGTCGAATCCGCTCGTTTTAAGGTTCACCCGGCTTCGGGATTCATAGTCAAGATTAATGCAATCTGCCACGTCAACGCTCCTATATGAAAAAAGCCCGCACACGGCGGGCCTTGAATTACCGCCCGAGGGCGTAAATTAAACTTCGTCTTCCCAATCTTCGTCTTCATCCCACGCATCAGACGTGTCACGCGACCTTCACCGAACGGTTCGTCGTCTTTGCGCTTGAGAACGGAAATCAGGTTGGCGTTGACGCGTTTGCCGAATTTGTTTTCCTGCGACCACGGACGGATGACGACAGACACCCAACAACCACCGTAGATCTCTTCCAGAATTTCGGAAGAAGTAGTCAACTCTTCGCGCTCGATGTTATACACATCCGGGCGTTTGCTTTCGCGCGCTGAGATAACCCACATCCCTTCGCATTCCGGTTTGTCCGGGAAATCGGTGTCGCCGTCTTTGATGAACAACATGGACGGGGCAACTTTCAGCGCGCCTGTCTTGTGGTTCTTCTTGGTGACTTCGATCTGCTCACGGATGATTTTCTCGATCTCGCCGTGGCTTTCTTTCGGCATCAAAAGCGTCAGCGAGTATTTCGGCTCGCCGCCGTCTTCGCCGCCGTACGGCTTATCGAGGTGCGGGTAAGAAGCACGTACGTTAGAAATCTTGATGTGACCAGATTTGTACAGCACGCCATTCTTGACTTTCTTCGCAGGGACTAATTTCTCGGCCATCTTAATATCCTCGGTTTACTGTTTTACGGGTTTACTTTCTACGGTTTTACGGGTTTACACTTCGTCATCATCTTCGTCGTCCCACGCTCCGGAATATTTGCCGTCCAGTGGTGGCCGCTTATCGGTCAGCGGTGCCAGTGTCGGCTTGCCTTCCGGCTTGTAGACTATCCCCGCGATGATGTTCGGCGCGCCAGCCCGGGACACGCCCAATTCATCCCTAAGCACTTCTTCCATCTGCGCCGGAGTACGCAGTTTGCGCTCGATGTACTTGTCCTCTTCGATATCGAGGAACTTGAACAGCGCGATCGCATCTTTCTCGTTGGCGAATTTGCGGTTTGTCCGCGACTCCACCAGCTTTTGACCCGGTACCTTCTCGCCGTTCATTGCGCGGCGTTCCAGTTCGAAATCAAGGCGCGAGAACCAGTTTTCGACCACCTTGCGGTATGGCAGGATCTTCGCCATCTGCTCGGTTGTCAGGTTCCCGAACTGCGCACGCCGGAATTTATACTCCTGCGCCAGCGCATCACGCAATACTGACATTTCTTCCTCCCCGAATTCGGATTCAAGGAATTCCACATCCCCGCCCACCGCGCATTCCATCATGTACGCTATCGCTGCGCAGTTATGTGCTGCCCGGCAAAAGCGACACCCTTTCAGGGAGCGCGGCGCGGCGCGGTAAGGCTCCATGCCGCTGCAATCCGCTCCCGGGCGTACTCCGCAAACTCCAACAACTCGTCAATCGTGATTTCCCACGTATCGAAGTGGTCGAGTCGCGGCTGCGCAATCCGGATGATGATACGGTCAAACTCGTATTCATCCGCGAAAGCGCGGTACGCACCGTACGCGTAAAGTAGCGCCTGCGGGTTCCCTTCCGCGAAAACCTGAACGCCAGTACCGTATTTCAGGTCGGTCACGATCAGGGTGCGGTCACGGATGATGATGTTATCCGCCGTTCCGCCCTGTGCGACAAACTCTTCCGGTTCTTCGTCAGGTTCATCCGGGTTCGCTCGCGGCATCAGGTCGGTGAACCATACCCTGATTTCCGTGAACATTTCACCCTCTTCAAATCGGCACCAGTCCACATACTCCTGAACGTAGTCGATCATTGACCGCGTGATAGGGATGTCATGGCTGACATCGCCTTCCGTGATCGTCTCGACGGTACCGATTAAATGGGTTGGCCGGACATCCGTTCGCAGCCATTGTTCGGCGATTCCGTGGGCCACCGTTCCTTCCGCCGCCTCGTAGATGGTTTCGTCATGCTCGAAAAGCCCTGCTATCAGGCTTCCGGAACATGCCATCCAACGCGCTGACGCCGAAGGCGCGAAGATTGAGTGACCGCCACCGCCGAATTCCCGCATGATGCGGACTAACAGCGACTTACTACTCATTCGGATACGCCTTTATCGCATTGAGGAATCGGTGTTGGCCGACTCGCTCAATCGTCGCTACTAATGCCCTAGCGCCTGCCCCGCTGTAATTATTGCGGCCTGCGTTAAAGCGAGTCTTCGCCACGTCGTCCCACCAGACGTCACATACTCGATAGCCAGATGCAGCATGGGTTACGAGCAGCGGCGCTTCGTGTTTCGAGACAGGGGAAGTAACTCTGAACAGCACATCGCGATCACCGATCTGGAAACGAAACTCCGCCCACGTACGCGCGAGACTGCGCCGCCGGATGTTGCTACGTTGGTGAAAGTAATGCTGGTCACAATTGCCTCTCCGTTGGTTGTGAAAAACGGCCCCCCGAAGGGAGCCGATGCGGGGCGAAAGATTAAACGTCGTCTTCTTCGCCGTTACCGCCTTCATCTTTTTCAGCCAGTTTGGCTTCGCACATTTCGACGATTTCGTCGAAGTGTTCTTCCTTCGCTTCCGCGACTTTCGCGAGGCCGAAGTGAGCGGTGATTTTCTTGGCTTCCGGCGCGCCGAACGCGTCTTTAACCGCAACGACAGCCGCGACTACTTCGTCTTTGGTGTGTTTCGGCTTGACCGCTTTGGTTTCAGTTTTGGATTTAGCGCCGCCTTTAGCACCGCCTTTGGTGGTTGTTTTTCGGTGGTTTCGCTGCCAGCGTCAGCAGAAGTGTTCACCGCGCCGCCTTTCAGTGCTGCCAGAACGCCTTCCACGAGGTGGTTGGTTGTTTTTGTTGTTCAGCCAGCAGTTGTTCGAAGATACCAGACATAATTTTCTACTCCGTTAAGTGTTTAAAAGGTCGTGTCGTGTTGACGGGATGAAGTATGGCCCAAATGCCGAATCGCTGTCAAACACTTTTTTCAAAAATTTTTTTATTCGGGTAC